TCGACAAGGTTAGGGTCGGTAGCTGCGCCTGCAAGAAGAAGAGATATTGCGCTTCCTGGGATAGTCATTTTGCTGCCTCCTGTGTATTACAAAGGTTTTGCCACAAGTCACTGTCACTACTGTTGAAACGAAGGCTTCTACTAATGGAATATCCACCGGCTGCAGCACTGGCAAGCAGGAGGGGATTAGCGCTTCCGGGAATCATCAGATCAGCTCAGGTTGGTGATCAGGGTTGCGGTGATCTGCGTGCTGGATTGCACTGAATAAACCAGACAATCTCGCGCACTGGCTGTTGTCGTCAGCGTTGGTGCAGTGCCACCGGTGAAGTCCCAGTAGCTGCCATAAGCCAAGGTCCGCGATCCGGTGCCATCTTGCGTAATCCAGATACAGCCACTAGCTCCAGCCGTCAAATTAGTTGGGTTAGCCAGTGTTCGGTTTCCCCCTAGCGTAACGCTGAAATTATTAGCAGCACTGAAATCCGGCGTAATCGTTGCGCCATCTGTTAGTGCAGAAATTGTCCCGCGTTGTTGTGCAGTAAAACTCTGGGCGGCATTAGTTACCGCCACGTTTGTAATCGCGCCAGCGTTGCCGTTCACCGAGAGGACGCCGGTGTTAGCGACCGCTGTGCCGGTTACCGAGATGCCACTTCCGGCGGTGACGACCGTGATGTTGGCGGTGCCGTCGAAGGCAACACCTTGGATGTTCCGCGAGGTGGCGAGTGCGGTCGCGGTGCTGGCGTTGCCGCTCAGGGCTGCGCTGATTGTGCCCGCGCTGAAGTTACCGGAGGCGTCACGCGCAACGATGGCGCTGGCGGTGTTGGCGTTGGTGGCAGTGGTTGCCGAGTTGGCTACCTTGCCGGCGGTACTGATTGTGGCGAGTTTTGTGTCTGCAATCGCAGCGGAGGCATTGATGTCAGCGTTGACGATGCTGGCGTTACCGCTAATCAGGAAGTTGCCGTCTTGGTCCGGGATCGTGACGGTGCGATCAGCCGTTGGATCGGTAACTGCAACGCTGGTTTCAAAAGCGTTATCTGTGCTGCCTTCAAACGCCAGCGAGCCAGTCGTGCCAATCAGCACTTGACCGGTAACGGTGCCACCTGCCTTGGCTAATTTCTCTGTGTCAAGCTCGTCGATTGCAGCTTGGACGTTGCTAGCCGAAACGCTGCCGCTTGGTGTGTAACTGACTTGGTTGGCGCTAACGCTGGTAATCGTCTGAGAAACGTCGATTTCAGTCCATTGGTTGCCGTTTGACAGCACAATGTCCGGCGGGCTAAGCGCAACATTTGGTGCGTTGCCGCTGGTGATCGTGCCAGCCTCCGACACCACGAGGTAGTACCGGTTATTGGCCGCTGCGGCGGCTGGCAACGGTTGACCAACAACTAAGCCGATTGCAGTGCCCTCGTCAGTTACCGAAGCAACCAAGCCGGTGCCGCCACCGGCAGACGCATCGAACGTGCCAGCGAAAATAATCTCACCGACCGAGATGCCGATCGGCTGGAACACGTTGCCGTCCCAGAGGAACAGGTCACGAGTCAGCGGATTAAAGAAGAATTGGCCGATCTGGTCAGCAGTCGGCTGCGTGTCACCAATCTTGGTGATGGCGTAGTTCGCCAGCTTTGTGCCAGTAACTGTGTTGGCAGCAATACGGGCTACATCCAGCGAACCCGTTGTGATTTTGCTGGCGTCGAGGTTGGGAATGTCGCCGGCAACCAAGGGCACCGCATTGGTGATATGCCCTTCGGTGTCGTAGCTGATGCCGCTGACCGTGCCGCTAGCAACTGCGTTGTCGTGGTTCAGGACGCCGACGCCATCAACAACAAGACCAGTGCCAGGCTGAACAGCGCCAGGTGTGCTGGATGTGGCAACAGGCAGATCAGCGCCAGCGACAGAGGAACTACTGGTGACAAGACCTTGGGCGTTGTAAGCGATCTTGTGGAAGACCGGGCTGGCTTGTGCGGTGACGGTGTTGTCGATTTCGATGACGCCTGCATCCATCGTCAAGCCGTTGCCGTTGACGATCACCGCACCACGCAGTGAGGTGTTGGCTAAAGGCAGGTCTGATGGATCAATCGTGCGGTAAGCAACAGCACCGCCACCACCTGTAGGACCAGCCAAAAACTCGTTGGCATTACTGGTGTTGTCTAGTGATGGGGTCAGCGTGATCGAGTCGTTGCTGGCGGCAGAAACAATGTTGACGATGCCGCTGGTGACGCCCGTGACTGTGTTGACAGAACCTGCAGCCTTGAGATAAACCCATGCGCTGCCGTCCCAGTAGGAAGCCTTATCGGTATCGCTATCAACGTGAAGCTGACCTTCAAAATCACCGCTGCCACGCAGGCTGGTGGCGATAACAACGGCGCTGGAATCATCAGCCAGCTTGGCGCCAGTTACCGCGTCAGCTTGGATCTTGACTGTTGTAACCGCATCAGTCGCCAATGAGGCAGCAACGATGGAACCAGCGGCAAAATCGACCTTGGCGCTTGGGATCGTAGCCGAATCCATGTCATCAACGCCGCCTTCCAGCAGGTTTTTGACCGTGACCTTACGGGTATCGCCTAAATGAACAATCGCCAGTTCATCGCCAGCATCTACGCTCCCGCCAGGCAGGGACGTTAGCTGGGAAATTTTTAGATCGGCCACGTCTTTACGGCTGGAGGCTCTTAGCTACCAGTTTAGTTGGATGACTCCAGCAGAATTGAGCTGCTGTTTTCTTGCAGGATGCGATCGCCAGTTTCCTGGAGCAGTTCGTCGTAACTCAGCGTCCGCACCTTCAAGCGGATTGGACCAGTGGTTACAAAATCAGCGTTGACTTGAACAATGGAATCTGGCGAAAAGGCAATCCCAGCCTGTGTGATGACGCCCGAGACCTCGTAATAAATCTCGTCGTCTGTCTCGTCGATCCCCATCCCTGAGGTGTATTCCGCCGTTTTGATGTAAAACCGGGCGTCAAACGTGCTGCCAATTTCAGTACGAATGGCAAGCTGCAGCAAATAGTTGGATTGTTCGCCTGCGTTTTGATAGTTCCAGTGCGCTTGGAGCGAACCAGAGCCGGACATTAACGCACCGAACTGCGAGCGGAATTGGTCGCTTAAAGCAGTAACGTCAATCGTTTCGCGCTGTGTGCTTAACTCGTAATTAGTGACCTGTCCGAGAGTTAAGTAATCCTTGTTTTGAATTGTGATGTTGAGAGTTAAATCTGCGGCGGGTACGGTTATATCAACAGCTTCGGCAGAGTTGCCGCTAATCGCTTTGGCGTAAGTGTCGTAAAGCCTGATGCCGCCTACATCGTCAACATTGATGTACCAGTTGCCATCGCGGTGTCTTTGGCTGTCGTACCAGCCGCTTGCAGCGATAAAGTCGAGATCAGCAACGGCGTTGTTTTGGATGTAAATGTAATCGCCGGTTACAAATGTATTGTTGTCGTCGCGTAAAAGAAAGCGGTTGGCACCAGCGTTTACGTCACCGATACGCAGCACTGTTTGCACAGCCTGTGTTGGCGATGTGCGCTTAAGGGCGACGTAACCGTAAGTGCCAAGGTAGACGCTCATTACAGTGTTGCGGTGGTCAGTGCGCCAGTGGCTTGGAAACTAATTTGCGCTGACGATACTTCGCCCACGGATGCGCCAATGCTGGCGCTGGTGATATAAGCGCTGAAGGTTGCATCGCTGTTGGTTGTGCCATCAGTCAACCGCAAAGTCAGCGTTACTGGTGTTGTCACGCTGCCGGTTTTGACGATTTCACGCAAAAGCGTGCTGGCGTCGTTTGCGGTGCCGTCGTTGTAATACAGCAGTGTGGCGCTTCCGCTGAAGGACTGCACGCCGGGTGTGTATTCGCGCTGGTAGTCACCTAACGAGGTGGTCTCCAGTGTTTCCAGATCCGCCTGCAGGGTCCAGTTGGTCACCTTGCCGAGGTCGGTGGTGCCGAGCAACATGCGACCGTCGCGGCCTGTGTACATCTTGCTCATCGGATTACGCTCACGAGACGGACAACAACGGTGCTACGCCCTGGTCTCACGCTAGTGATCTGAGGCGCATCCGCAAAGCGGTACAGGTTGTTTTGGGGTTCTTGAAACGGGGAGGCAACATTTGCGCCCCAGCCGTCAAAGTTGGAGGTTGGAACATCGAAGGATCCGTGTGTGCCCTTCATGTCCTCGTAGTGGGCGGTAAAACCGACAACATCCGAATCCGAAATGTTTTCGTAGGTCAGTTCCAGTTCCTGCCCGCTGCGGCGGTTGCCATACAGCATCCGCAGTTCCTTACCGTTTTGAGCGCGAAACGACCGAACCGGATAATCGCCCAGTCGCACCGAGCGCGAGGTGGGAACCACAGACGATGGGTATGCCATGGCGCTCAGGTGGACGTTTCTATTGTAAAGATGCCTGTCTGGACATTGATTTCTTCTGAAATCACGCTCTTGCGGGCAAGTGTGACTGGGTAGTGGCTGGCGACGACTTGCACCAGTCCGTCTTGGTCAAGCTGCAGTGATTCGACCAAGTACACCAAGTTGTAGGTATTGCTATTATCGCGGATCGCAAAGAAGGCATTTTTGTCGCTTTGTACTTTGTTGTTGATGTCTACGAAAATTTGCGTTTCTTTGACTTCGCGGTCTGAGCGGTCCCAGAGGAAAACGTCGTGCTGCTGATTTTGCGCCAGTGGTTCGGATGAAATAACGCTGCCGTCTTCGGTGATGTAACCATCGTTGTAAATAGCAGTGTTGTAAATGTTCTGCTGTGTAACAACGCGGATGTAGTCACCTGGTGCCAGTGCGTTGCCGTAAGGCGTGGTTTTAAAACTAATCGTGTGGGTGATATTACGGCGCACGCTCAGGAAATACTTGGCGACGAGGGCAGCGTGTTCGTAGCTGGTGATATGGGTGAAATTAAACTCTTCGATTGGGGCGTTTGACCATGCCGGATCGTTGTTGTACGACGCCAACACTGTGCGCTCTTCCGGGAAACGGTTGGGATATTCAGAGCGGTAACGCAGCGCCACCTTCATTGGCTTGCGCTCTTCTGAGTTGAGGTAATTCAGCTCGAAGGAATCTTCGATGATGTTGCCGTCCGTAAATAGCGCTTTGACCAAAATCGAAGGCGTTACCGGGAATTTCGGCATCATCAGGTAGGTGGTCGGGTCATAGGGCAACGCAGGCTCAAGCGCAAATTTGCCGTTACGTGTGACCATGTTGCAAAGCATGGACGGCGCGATACTGGCGACAAAATCGCGGATATTCGTTGGCTCAACGATCACGTCGTCGTAGTACAACTTATTGGCTTTCAGGAAGGATGCCGTCGTGGCAAAGGAGCCAAGATCAATCTGATTCTTGTCAATCAGTTCACCCAAGCCCGCTTGGCTGTTGGTCAGTAAGTAATAAACCAGATCGCTGAAAATGTTGGATGACTCGGTGGCGGCGTAACTGATGATGTTGCCCTGCGCTGTGCGCTCGTGGCGTTCTACGAGGATGCCGTTTTTCTGATAGATGTGCAGTTGCTCCAGTCCGGCAAGGTTGCGGGAGCTGCGAACTTTTAAGCCCGCCATGGCGCAACCCGTGTAGGTAGCGTTTTTTCCGGGGTCGATACTTTCGTTGACGTAAACGATTTCGTGTTCGGCAGCGCTATCGCAACTGCGGGTAATTAAATCGCCATAATGGGAGACTTCAGAGATCGCCGCATTGGCCTCAAAAATGCGCTCGGCATCGTCGATATTGGTTTGCTTGTCAGCTTTTCTGATGTTCAGGCGGAAGGTATAAGTAATCTTGCTACCGTCAAATAAAGTTTTACTGATTTGATACTCAGTACCGTCTTTCCATTTAGTACTCGTAACACCAGGAGAAATGTAGATAGGATCAATGCTGTCAATAGTCCACCAAATATCTCGATTATTGTTATACGGACCGAGTAGTTGAGTTGCACGCAAAGTCATCTTGAGCTGCATCTCGGTTGAGTCAGCTCCGGTTAATTTGAACAATGCGGCATCGGCATCTACAAAGGTATATGTACCGCCTAAAGGTGTGCCGCTCCAAGGGACATTCGGGTACGCACCCTCAGAAGCATCTGGGTCGGGATCTTTGTTAATTGCTTTTGCGATACCGTTACTTACTTGTTTTTCGTTGGCGGTAACGCCGTTTACTTCTGCTCGCACCAAGGTCACAACAAAAGTAAATGTCGTGGTTGTAGTCGGATTGCTGCGGCGCCCGTTGACCATTTGCGGGCTAATTGCTATATCACCAATGCGCTCTTCAATGCCTTTAGTGTAAAACGTAAACTGCTGATTGTTGACAAGCGTAGGAACTTTTACGAAATTTTCTTTAGTGTCTAGCCGTAAAAAACCACTATTGCTGCCAATAATTTGAACTAGCTCGCCCGAACTTAGTGGTCGCAAGCGGAATTCCCACTGTTTTAAGGGGTGAGCAATTCGTAAGTAGTTGAAAATATCGCGTGGTGCATTACCGCGCACGGCCAAAGGGATTTGATTGATGCGTGCCCAACTAGCACTTGGTCCAGCATCTGCTGGACGTACATACAGCGAGAAAAAGCTGTAGCGCATCCCATAGGTTTGGACAGTACCAGCCTGAACTTGGATATTACGGTCGTCTAGATCCGATAGTTTTGCTGGTCCTGGTAGGGAGATGAAGTTTGTAAGACCGTTGAATCGCATCCACACTTGTGAACGGATGCCGATTTCGGTGTAACTGCACTGACGAACATTTTGGAACGAAGCTATATCTTGTTGGCACAGCGGATACCATGCCTGACCAATGTCTACGCGAGGACCGTTAATGTTTTCGGGAAGTGCTTTTTCGTTAAACACATACGTCGGATTTACTAAGCCGATGGACCCTTGGGCGGCGTCGTATATTTCTTCACATTGCAGCGTTACAGTAATGTCCGCTGATCCGTTGCGGTTAAATACAGGTATATCTCTTCTTAGGACACAAAATAAGCAATTACCGATTACAAATTTTTCACCAGATTGAAGCAAATTATCGTATTGCTCCAGCTCGCCGCTAATGTCAGATCGTATGCTTTCATTGTCTACCGCGCCTTTGCGATAGCGAGTTGCGTCTTGATTAAATAATTGCGACTCAAGTTCGTTTGTGTCTAGTTTTGTCCCGCCAAAACGTAATTCGATTAAATCGCCAACAACAACGGTACTGATCGGTTTTCCGTTGTTACCGGTGATTGCATCAGCCGTTTCTACGCTGCCTATTTTTGGAACAAATCGGAGAACGCCTACGCGGCGTGGATAATTTCTGCCCGTGCCGTTCATTGCGTAGTTGCCCGCAACCTGAAGGCGACGAGCGTTGGCATCTTTTTTAGCTTCCTCTTCGTAATCCGCTAAACGTGAGGCGATTTGCCAGTTGACGCGATAAGGCGTTCCATTCGGGATGGCGTTGTACGTGCCAAAACGAAGTTGATTGCTAGGCGAATACGTGTGAGAAAACGCTTCGCTGTCACCGCCGGCAAATGTTGGAGCAAAAAATACGTTGACCTGGGGGTTATCAATCTTGTTGAACTCACCGTGGCGGTAATGTTGACCCGTTAGGCGGCTGTCTGTGCTGTAACCGATGCCGTTTGCGTTGGGTTCACCGCCTTGGTAGTAGTACCAAGAGAAATCTTGGTCGCTAAGGGAGTCAATCGGTGATTGGCCGATGAAAAGACCAGCGAGATCAGCGGCTTTTTGGGTCGCATTGGTGGGATCAAACGCACGCGACATACGCCCTTGCCCGACCAAAAATACGAGGTCGGCAGATTGGTAGTTGCCCCAGCTAAATAGCCGTGACCAGACCAGCTTGGGGCTGATCATCACACCGCCGGTATAGCCGCCAGCAGTATTGGTTAGGGACGGATCTTGTAGTTGCTTGGTAAAAATAATAGGAATTGTTTCGCCGTAACGGGAGATGTCTTGTCCTGCTTGGAAGCCGTAAGTAGGAGCGAAACGATCACGCCCGGTGATGCTGTCGAGCTGGCGGTTGCGGATGCGAGCTTGGTTAGCTTGAGCTGGCTTGGGAGTTAAAAGGTAACTAGCTGCTGTAGACAAGACACCTACAACTAGGCTGATGATGCTGATTGTTAGGGGATCGCATCGAATATCTGGTATATGCGCATATTCAGCCGAACGCTCTCTGTTTTGCCAAAGTAATTCTTTTTTGTGCGCTTTATATTCTTCCTCCGTAAGCCCGAGAAGTTCAATTAGATCTTTTTCATACGGTAACAGCGGCATTTGGGTGCTGCGCACAAAGGGAGCCAAGCCACCTTCAGCAGATCCCGATTGATGTAGAAAATGCCGTCTTGCCACGTAACCCCGAAAGCCCAGTTGTCGTGGGCAAGCATTACCACGTCACCATCGTACTGCGGCTGTGCAACACGACGACCCCATTTGTGGATGTCGCGTAAGACCGTTTTGATGTCGGCGGTGTACCAGTCAGCTTGGAACTCAGGCGTGGGGATGCCTAATCTGCCCAGCACTGTGTAAACCAAATGGATGCAGTCGATTGCTCCGTCGCTGCCATCAGCGCCAAGGCGGTAAGGTTTGCCGACAAGATCACTGCAATCGCACATTGGCGGTGGTAGGCAGCGGACCAAACAGATCCTCCGTCAGACGGCGGCGTGGTACATCAGCACCAACGGCATCCAGGATGTTGCCTAGCTCCAGTTCGATGGTGGGACCGGCGTACACGGCAGCCACCACCATGCCGGTATAAGTGCTGAGAGACCGAAACTTTGTACGGTCATCCGGGTCGAACAGCATCGTTTCAACCTCAGCACGCCAGCCAGATTGGTTGAGCAGTTTTGCTGATACTGCCTGCGTAATTCCGTTTTGCGGAAAAATCAGATTGGTGGATTGGTTGTCGCCGTTTCGGTTGACTGTGACGCCCGTAAAACCAAAAGGAACAGCAGAGCCGTAAACGTCGCCTTGGTACGTGAAGTCGCCGTCTGAGTAAAAGTTTTGGTACAGGTACGGGAGGGTGTTTTTGTAGTAGAAGCGCACCAGGTGCCCGTAGGCAATCTGATCGCTAAATTCTGGCCCGGTAGTAACAGTCATCAGATTCCGAGGCGGCTACGGGTTGACTGGGATTGCTTGAGGCGGCGGATGGTGGCTTGCTCGCCGCGTTGAGCGCCTTGCGCTGCAGCCTGTTGCATACCAGCGCGGAATTGGTCGGCGGTGACGTAATCCACGGAGTTGATGCGTTCCACGGTGTAACGCACGTCGATGGATGCTGGTGCCATTGTGGCAGTGCCGCCCATGCCGTCACCACCTTCGCCGGCAGGGATTACAGCGGAGCCGCGAGCGCCAGCCGAGTAACGAGACATGGCAGAGCGCATTTTGCTGGCGGGGATGACGTATTCCGGTTCGCCGCCTTCGCCTATTAGTGCGCGAGTGGGACCAGTGACAAAACCACCTTCGGCGTAGCCCCCAATTTTTAATCCAGGGACTGCCGCTGGCTGAGCCAATGCTCCAGTACCAGTCAAATTCTTGCCCGCAGTTGCGCGGGCGCTAGCACCACTTAATGCGTTGTAAATTGACTGCAGAATAATTAAAGTCATCTGCTTGGCAATAATTTCAACTGCCATGCTGATAAAGGCATCCCCAATCTTCTTGAAGGCATCCGCCAGCGCTTCTTGAGTTGATTTGGCTCCTGTAATTACTTCGCCAAATGCTGTACTAAAAGCATCGCCAATCGCGGTAGCGCCATTAACGATGGTATCGACTTTCAGCTTGATTGGGTCTAACTCTTCTTTTAATTGTGAGATCTTGTCTGTTAAACCCGACGCAACTGTGCCTTTGCCTTCAAAACTAAAGTCTGTGCCTTCAAGCGCTTTGCTGAAAAGCTCTTCAGCTTCTTCGGCTTGTCTTTTAAGTTCTTCTGTTTGCAGTTTAATTATTTCAAGCCTTTGTATTTCAGTGTTTAACTGATTAAGATTGGTTTGCTGTTCAGTGTTCTTTAGCTCGGAAATCTGCTTGGCGCGATCTTCAAAGTCAAATTGAATTTGCAAACGTTTTTGCTCGATTTCATCGGCTTCTGCAAGCAGCAGTACTTGACGTTTAAATTCAGTACCAAGCCGATCACCTGTTTCAAGAGATCGCTTTAGCTCTTCGGCTAAACGCTTGGCTTCTTGTTCTGCATCTGAGAGACCTTTTTTACCGCCACCATTTGCCTGTTTGTCTAGGCTATCTAAGATGGCTTGAATGGCAGGATCCACGCCTATGGGAGCGCCACCTCCTCTATTAGTTGCTGCGCCAGCACCCAAAAGACGTTTAATTTCTGGCTGCTGCTTGAGAAGTTCAGCAAACTTTTGTGCATTAAATCCAAGCCCGAAAAGCCCAGTACCTGCGCCAGCTTGCCTTTGCAATTGCTGCCTACGTTTCTGGCCAATTAACTCGTCAACGCCAGGAATAACTCTGGCAGCCGCATTGCCGCGAAGATCACCAGACTCAAGGGCGCTTTTAAGAATGGTTGTATTTTTGCCAAGACTGAAAAGCTGACCCAAGACGTTGATGCCTCTGGTTGCCTCCGCAATCACTACATTGATTAGCCTGACAATTCCACCAAGCGCAGGACCAAGAACAGTATCAAGTGATCGGGTTAGATTCCCAATCTGATTGATCATTTTTGATACTTCACTTGAAACAGTACCGCCAAGCTCCTTTGTTGCGTCATCTGCAACGCCCGAAACTTTCGCTTGTCTTTCAATGTTTTGGTTGTATTTAACAAGGTCATCGTTGACCAATGGCAATACTGCTTTGAGTGCGTCAACGCTGCCAAACAACTTGACCATAGCGGTCGTGCTGCCACCTGTCCTTTCTTTTACTTCTTGCAGTAATCCACCAAAACCCTTTGCTCTTAAGCCTGCCTCATTGAAGTCAATTCCCAATGCCTCCGCAAGATCACTTGCCTCTTTGCTTGGTTTTAATATTGAAACCAGTGCCTGATTAAGACCCGTAAACGTTGCCTCAACCGGAACGCCTTGTGCCGTAATTGTTGCAACAGCAGCGTTCAACTCGGTGATGCCAACTCCAGCCGCCGCCGCAGTAGGCGCTAATTTACCAATCTGTTGTGCATATTCATTAAGAACAATTTTGCCGTCGTTTTGAGTTTGAATAAAACCATCAACCAAAATTGCTGCGTCATTCGCTGACTTTCCGTATGCGTTAAGGACACTGGTAACCGCATTGCCAACAGTGTTGATGTCTGACAATCCGCCAACGGCACCTTTTGCGGAAGCTTCAAGAATTTTTGCATTGTCAGCAGCATTAGCAAAGCCGGCACTAGCTACGTCATATGAAGCAGCAAGCAATTGCGTTTGAGAAAACAAACCTCCAAGACGGTTACTTACTGCAAGAAGTTGACCTTCAAGAGCTTTGCTGTCTACGCCAAGTGTGCGAACTGCAGCGGCAGCCTTTTCGGCTTCATCAAATCCCTTGAAAAACCGTCTAGCTAAATCAGCAACAACTAATTGCGCGGCAAGGTTTTTTACTGCGCCGCCAAGAATATCAATTTTCTTGCTAGCGCCTTGCGCGGCATCGCCCAATTTGACAAAACGGCCATTTGCATCCCGCAGACGACCATTTACGTCTTGATATGTCTGGTCTAGCTTGCTGCTGACTTGCTCAACCTGACGCAGCTTCTGCACCGCATCACGGCTGTCAACGTTAATGGCAACGCTGGCTACGACAGACACGGCTTACCTACGGCGTTGCTTCAGTCTACGTTCCTGCTCCTCATTGGTCAGATCAAAATACGCCGACCACAACAGCAACTCCTCTAGAGTCACCTCAGAATTGAGTTGAGCCAATGAATAGCCCAGCTCTTTTGCAACGCCGAGTTGTAGCAACAACAGATTGTCTTTTTTGAGATCAGCCTTTAGAGCTTTTCATGTCTAGCTCTTGCTGCTCCTCGGGGTTGGTAATGATCGCCAGCATCATGGCTTGAAGATCGGCGTCAAGCACGTCATTTTTCAGCTCGGCAATTTCACCGGCTTGAAACAGGCGCTGACCAGCCTCGTCAACTGCTTTTGTTACCAGCAGGTTCAAAGCAAAACCATTGGCGTCATCGCCTCCGGGCATTTTCTGCGCACGCTCACGCTCTGCCATGGTCAAAGCCGTGGCGTAAAACTCAAACACATCGCCATTTGCCAAAGTCACCACACGCTTGATAGGCGTCAAATTTGCAGCCTTTTTCAGCCGGGCAAGAGCAGACGATGTAGGCGCAGGCATAAAAACAGGTCGTTTGTGATTACTTTAGGCATAAAAAAGCCCCCAGCGCAAGGCCGGGGGTGAAAACTCCAACTGACTGACCTTATCAGGCAGTAGCAAAGTCAAAGGTTGGTACGCCAGACGGGCGGAAGGTGATTTCAACCTGTTGAGCATCGTCGGGGTTGATATTTAGGCTGGCGGTCAACAGCACGGCATCCATGGCGATGGAGCGGCTGAGGGCCTCGGTGCTTTGCTTGTCGGTATACAGCTTGAAGGCGCAACCAACTTGCTGACGCTGCAGCACGTCTTCCACCATGCGGTTAGACAGGGCGCTGTCTTCGTTGGTGACATAAATGGTGGCAGTACCGTTGCCATCCGCAAAACCGGGGATATAGGCGCGGAAGGGCGCATACTGACCGGCGGTTTGACCAATGGTGGTCACGTCGATTTCAGCACGGCTGATTTCAAATGACCAGGATTGAACCTGACCGACAGCGGCGTAATCGGCGTAATACACCTCAAACTCATTGGGTGAAGCCACGGTGCCATCGTCGGTAATGGCAAGGATGGTGCCACCAGCAGCAGTCGATACGGTAAGCGCACCAGTTGCAGCGGTGTAGCTCAGAACGTAATAGGTAGTGGCGTCAGAGATAGGCGAGGGCAGGGTGCCGGTGCCAGATCCACCAGTTTGACTATTGACGACGCGGAACTTAACAGGATCGCCCGCCTTCAGATTGAGATAAGTCTGAACAGTGATCGTGTCAGTACCAGCATTCACGCCAGACTCACCGAATGTACCGGTGGTGCCAGCGGGCTTGTAATACAGAGCGCCGGACGTGCCGGACAAAACAGTGACAGCCATTGTTGTGAACGGTATTGGCTGTTATGAGTCTAGCTTTGCTCGTAAGCCTCAAAAGTAATGGCTACTTGCGTTTGGAAAAACCCTTCAGGCACAGAGGGTTCAATGGCACGCGGACCATTTGCGGGGTCAAATTTTATATTTTCAAGCTGCAAACGTGTGAACAGGCTGATGCAGCGTTGAGCAATGGTTAGTCCAGCACCAGGCCCAGCACCACGCGGGCTAAATACGTTGAAAACAAGGGTGCCGTTACGACGATCAAAGCCTGCTCCGGTGCCACGAGCAGAGGTTGTAAGGATCGTCATGTATGCCGAATCGCCCCAGATAATGTTTGTCTGAATCCAACTTGCGTTGTTCGGCGGAGAGAACGGAACGTTTTGATAGGCAACCTGAATGGCAGGCGAGGCGGCAAACTCCGTTGCAATACGGTTTTCGATGTAGGAACGGACGGTGTTGAGGCTCATGAGTTACGACCGATCCGGTCCGCTTCAGCGTTGACGTAAGTTTGAATGTCTTTGGCGATGGAATCAACCCAGCCGGATGGCGCCTGCACGCTGCGACCGTTCGCCAAAGGCTCAGCGTAAATCAGATTGTTGTGGATGCTGTAAACATTCCCGATCTGTTCATTGCCGAGTTGATAGTTGACGGCCTCCGGTGGCGGCGAGTTTGGGTAACTGCCTTCAGGTTGACCCTCAAACGGTGCAGCGTTTTGACCAATCGCCCAGCTTGCACGGAAACGGCCCGTATCAACAGGGCTTTGTAATTTGAGCCGTGCATCAGCCGTCAGCACAGCAGCAGTGATCAGTTTGTTGAGCTGCCCCTCGGCATACTGACCAATCTCGCCAATCCTGATTTGCCGGGCCATGTCACTCCCTCAGAAATATCTCAAACACAATCGGTTCGTTGTCTTGTTCAATCTTGTTGACTTGCACGGTCTGCAAAATACGCCCTGAGATCGTCACTTGATCAGCCACGCTGGGTTCAGCCGCAAGATCAACAGCGGCCACCGTCAGCTTCTTATCCGTGCTCTTGATCAGGTCGTTCAGCTCACGTTCAGTTACAGCTTCAAGCACGCCGCGCACAACGGTCTCAGAGGCAGTTGGTGTTGCAGTGCCTGTCGTCGGGTTATACGCGCCAGTGGTGATTCGCCTGATGGTGACTTCGCCGCCAAACTTAGCCATCAATTTACTGGCGGTCTTCCGTAGTGAAGTAGCAAGTGCCATCAGAGCTTGTACGCGACGCAGTGACCGTTTTGTAATTTGATGCTTGTAAAAACACCGTACAACGTTGTGGCGGCGCTCATGGATTGACCAGACAAGGTGGAACCATCCCAGTTCTGCGCAACAATTGCGTCAATTTGGGCATTTGTTGTGAAATGAATTGCTGCCCAACGACCGGTGCGCGTCGTACTGTCGCCAATAAATGTTGCGCCTTTGGCGTAATCAATACCGAGAACGTTAGAGTCACTCATGATCAGATTTTGTAGGCGACAATTTTGCCGCTTGCCAAAGTGACGCTTGTGAATACGCCTTCAATTGAATCACCGGCAGCCAAGGGCACAGAACTGAAGGTATTGCCGCTGGCGTTCTGAACCGTCGCTGTACTGATCACTGCATCAGCAAGGGCATACAGCCGCCAAAACCTGCCGGTGTGAGCGCTGGTGTCACTGATGTACTCAAAACCAATGTTGTACATATCAGAGTCAGCCATGATCAGCTCCGGCGAATAGCAATGTTGCCCGGTCCACTGATTCTAAGACCGGTTAAATACCGCTCCACAATGGGCGGGATGCGATCAACGCCAGTGGCTGTGCTGCTAGCGCCTGCAGTGGTGACGCTAAGGCTGCCAATGGACACGGACTTGTAATCCTCCAGTCCGCTCAGAGCCATCCCATCTTTGTTGTTGTTCAAATACGTTGCCAGCACGCATTGTGCGTATTTGATCTGCGTTGGAATTTCGGTGTCGGTGAAATAATCCGTGGTGATGCGGAACGGAAAGCCGACGGCATAAGTATTGATATAGGTATCAGGCTTGCGCACGCCAGTACGGGGCCACTGCAAAGCCTGCGTATCTGTTGCCCGAGCACCAAGAAAACGCTCACGATCAAGGCGTTGCGCGGCAGTAAACAACGCCCGGTTTTTTTGATCAGTGGTGGCCGATGCCCAGGCGGTTACATCGTCATCCTGAACAAAACCCTCAATGATCGCTTCCGCTGCTACCAGTGTCAGATAGCTGTTGGCGTTTGCGCCGCCCACCGTTGCGTCGATTGTTATTGCCATCGGTAGACAGCGGCTGATCTTCTGTTACTTCAAGTGTAGGCGTAGGCTCTGCATTAGAAAAAGAGGCCCCAGCCGTAGCCAGAGCCTCCTGTTCACGCAGCCGCCGAAAGGCGAGCATACCCATCAGCTGTTCTTGCGGTACACAGTGAAGGCAGGGGTGCCCACTGCGGTGCAAACGAACGTATAAGTTGCGCTGGTAGCAGCAGCAACAGTGGCCATGCCAGCCACGCCACCCAGGGTGATGCCAGAAGCGGCAGCGGTCAAGGTGATTGCGTGAGTGGAGGCAGCCACATTCACCACGGTCAGCTCAAAGCTAGTGCCGATTTCAAGTTGCCCACCAAAGAAGGTCTTGAGTTCAGCGCCCGTGGGGGTGGTCAGAGCACGACCGGTAGAAGGGGTCATGGTCACAACGCCCTCAACACACTGTGCAGCAGTGAGGGTGGTTGCTTCGTTACTGGCGGCAGTAACAGTCTTCTGGGAAGCCTTGATGTTCAGGACAGCAAGGTCAGAAGTCAGTTCAAAGATTGAGGAAGGCATGACTAATTACCTCAATCAAAGTTGGAAGTGATGGTGGCACGCACGATTCCAATGTTCTTGGTTTCGTACACCTTCGACCAGTTACCAACGGTGGCCAGCTGTGCGCGGGTCGGGTTGGTGGTGGTCACGGCCCACTTAGCACCTACCGGGTGGTAGATGTAGTGCATGTCCAGCGACATGGCATCCGACTTGGCGAGGATATCGCGGTCGGTTTCAGTACGCATGGCAGCCTGCTCACCGGAGGCAATAGCGCCAGAGGTGAAGAAATAACAGGCATAGTTGCCGGCACTGTTGCTGATGTCGTCAGAGACAATCACATTCAGACCCATGTAGGTCGGAACACGAACGTCACCGTAGGCAGCAGCCACAGAACCGCCAACAGCGTTGATGGTGCTGGCGCCAGTTGCAGCAGTGCTCAGGCGTGCTTCCGTGTTGGTCACGTAGTCAATCGCCTTGCGCTCCACGAGGTCGTAGTAGCAAGCCGAGTGCATGGCCACAGCGGTCAGCTTGTCGCCTTGATCACCCAGGATTGCGCGAGCCTTAGCCACCTGGCGGGGACCAAGAGCAGTTGCGCCGCTGGTGTCAAAACGCAGAGCATCAAAAGCAGGGGAGTCAGAGCCGGTCAGGCTGCCGAACACACCTTCCAGACACTTATACAGGTCGGCCTGCTGTTGGTTGGCAACGTACTCACCAACTTTTTGACCGATGGCAGCCATGGGGTCAGAACCTGCGGCCAGAGCAGCAAGGTCACGGGCCTCAAAGGCACGACCACGGTGCAGGATCACGCCAACTTGCTTGTCAGCAGTGATTTTGCCAGGAGTCAGGCTGGTGGAATCGGTAAGAACTTCCAGGTCGCCAGACAGGTTTGCCTTCCAGAAAGGCACGTTTACGAAGTCACCACCCTCGGTTGCATTCAGTTCCGCCATGGGCTGCACAACGCCGCTGGCAAGAAACTGATTCCGCAGAGTCGATTGCTCGATCACATACGGAGTAAAAATCTCGGGGATGATGACATCAGAGCGAAGAGTCGCCATGATGAATCCTCAGGGAATTTGCTGTTTGCGGGCGTAACCCAATAACGGAACGGCGTAACCATTCGCGTTTAACGGTTACATCTTAAGCAGAAGCCGCTGCAGTTTTCAACTTTTCGTACAGATCACGATCCGTGCGGAACAGGCGTGACTGCTCGGTCAGGTTGAAGTTTTCGGGCAGGAATGGGTTTTTGATACCGACCGGGATATCGGTGCTGCTGACCTTTGTGCCGACAGGTGCGCCAGAGCCCTTGACGTTAGGGGCCTTGAACAGATAGCCACGTTCAGCTTTAAGGCGTTCGACCCACTGATCCATGGGAATTTCGTTGTAACCATCAACAGCAATGGGATTGCCGCTGTCATCAAGCTTTAACTGATCACGCACTAGGCGCAGCGCATCGTGTGGGTTGTGAGCACCCTGTTCAGCAAGAATTGCAACGACACGATTATCAAGCTGATTGACCGTCAATTGTGATTCAAGCTCGGCAATACGCTTTTTGTAGCCGTCTTCACGCTCTTGAAATTGCTGAGCGTATTGTTTCAGGGCTTCGTCGTATTTGCCTTTCGACTCAAGCTCTTCCTGTTCCTTCTTTCGCTTGAAGTCAACAAGTTCTTGAACGTTCAAACCATCGGGCAAATTGGGCGTTTTTTCTTTGGCTTCTTTAAGCTTGCCAATCAGCTCAAAGTTTTTGCGTTCTAGGGCCTCAACGCTGCGTTTAAGCGCGTCAAGATCATCACCGGATGCAGTCGGCGTAGCTTCCTGCAGTTGCTCTTCAGACATGAATGACCCGTAGGGTAACGATCAGAGTGTATAGGTAGGTTTACACCTTGTCACGTCATGTCACGGCGCGAGTGGGATACACCGGTACGCGGACCATGGAACCCAATTATTCACCACTGTTTGAAGGCAGTGGATCTGCACATGATGGAGTATTTGGCGACGGGTGACCCGTGGCACGCAAGGAATGCGCAGGCATTGCGGGCGTATGTGATGGGCCTAAAGGACTGGATTCACAAACAAGAACACAGTTAGCTCCATTTACTGCGGTCAGCCCAGAATGCGGCAGACATCTTGCCTTTGGCGATGTTCTTGGCGTGCCTGGCCTTAAATGATGCCCTTCGTATTTTGTCTGATTCCGATTCTGATTTTCGTGGTGGTGAGCCTGATACGCCCTGCTGACCGAACCTAATCAGCTTTACCTTGTCGCCTTCCTTGGCCAAGACAGCGTGCGACTTGGTTGGATGGTCAGGCGTGCGTTTGGGCTTGTTGTAGCCGTCAAACTTTTCGCCGCGATACTCAATCATCGTCATCCTCGTTGTCGTCTTCATCATCATCCTCGGTACAGGTGATGACTTCTACGCCCTCAGCCAGTCTTCCCATTAAGGCGCCAAGCACCTCAGGGCTATTTGGGCAAGGAAAGACAAAACGGCCCTCAATCATGCCATCCGAGCACTTGAGGTAAGTGCAACCGCCCTGCCAGATCTTGCCTTTCATTTACGCTTCGGCGCTTCTTTTAATTCTGACCGCTTTTTCAAAACAGGATTACCGGTTGATTCTGATTCAATCCGCAATACCGGGTCATCGTCAGTGCCAACACGAGTGACAGTGCCGCCGGATGGACCGGTGATACTGGCGCGACGCCCAGCCTTGCCGGTGACTACGCCATAGGTGGTGGTGCCTTGATAAGTCCAGCTAACGCGGGAACCGATACCGATAGCCATCACTTTTTACCCTTGGGTTTGCGTGCCTTGCCGGCTTCGCTCAGTGCAATGGCGATTGCCTGTTTGCGACTTTTAACAGTTGGGCCTTTGCCTTTTCCTGGCTTGCCGCTGTGCAGCGTGCCTTCCTTGTATTCCTTCATTACCTTGCCAATCTTCTTTTCGGCCTTGGTCGGCTTTTTAGCCATTGTTTGAACCGTAGCGTTCTTGCAACACTTTAAGTGGCACTTCAGATCCGTCTTCACGCACCATCCGGCTTAATGCCTGTTGCGGGCCAAACTTCTGGCTAAGACGGTCAAAGTAGGCGGCGCGTGATTTGCCGAGCACCTCTTCCTGATATGCCTTTGGTTGCTTCTGTAGCCACTGACCGTAGTTTGTACTGGCTGAAACTTGACCACCTTCTGCAGCACGCTTGCCTTCACCGATTACTTCCTCTGGCGGACGCAGACCAAGGGCGCGGTAATCAACGATTGGGATGGTTGTTGACCTGCAGTTGAAATGAACAGGCGGTTGTGGTCCCTTGCCGTAGACGTATTCCTTCCCGTCAAGACTGCGGCAAATTGCTGAGGTGCGGCTATCCAGCGTGGCAACGTAACGGTATTTCTTAGTTACGTCTTGATTGGCTTGATAGACATTTTGACTGGCTGTGTTGGCCACCTGCTGCACACTTGTACGCACAACGGTCAATACCTGATGGTCAGCCATCTTGATCAGCTCGCCACCGGCTAAGGCTTGCTGTTTTGCGGTCTTGGCCAGTTGCCCGAAATCAAGGTTACCGATCAAACGCCGTGCAATCTGTGGTGTTGGCTCGCCAGCAAGAATGCCTGTTCTAATTGTGGTGTTGAAACGCTGCGCCTGCGATTCGGCTAAACCGCGAAATGTCTTCTCAATAACCTGCCCATTCGGCAACGTGATCGCGGCACCTTGGCCAGCCGTAAGGTTGAAGCCGCCTGTACCAGGCAACGTGAAGTTGATATCCGTTGGATCAACAGTGGCCACTGTGGCGGCAAAGTTTGGTGCCACTTCAACGGTGTTGACTGCCTGCTGAGCAACAACGCTTGGCTCAATGCCACGAGCGCCAGCCTCACCGCCAGCGACAGCAAGCCGCAATTGATCAGTGACAAATTCTGTTTGAAGCTCGGCTAGACCCTGCAGTTCAGTGGCTGCGTATGCCGTGCTTCGTTCTGCCCAACTATCCAGCGATTCCCTCAGTTGAGCCAATAGGACACGAAGCCGTTGCGCCTGAACTGATGCTGGGCTGACGATGCCACCGCCTGCCGTGGGTACGCCAAGGTCAATACGTTTTAGATCGTCAACGGCACTCAAGATGATGCTGTTGTAATCACGAACAATCTGACCGGCGACAGCGTTACTGAAACGGTTTAGATCAATGGCGTTGCGGTAGATGTTGGCAACAGGATCTTTGCGGTTGATCCGCCGCTTGAATTGCTCAACGTTGAGCAGGCGAGGTGTTACGCCTGATTGCGTCATTGTTCAGCAATAGCGTCATCGTTATTTTCAGCCATCATTTCTTCGCTAGTTACATCTTCAGCGCCAAGGTTTTCAGGGCCACCAAGCTCAATCAAGCCACCCGATTGAGTGCCCTCCAGTTCCTCTTCTACGTCAAAGTCATCACCCAGCACTTCACCTTGCGCCAGTTGATCCAACAGTGTTTTCTGTGTGATGGTGCCTGCGGTGTAGAGCTGCAACAGTGCAAGGATTTCGGCGGGTTCAAGGCGTGCGCCCACAAAATCCCGATTGACATAGCTGCTGCCTGATTGCTGTTGACCAAGGTAATCAGCGTGATACCGCAGGCAGTTATCAATCAGGTCTTGCACTTGCTGTGCGATCACCATCATGGTGCTGTCGCCTTGGCTGCGGTCGATCCGCTTGGCTTCGGCAGTTTCAGCACTGAGCTTTTGACCTAGGACAGCAGACAGGCCAAGTTCATTGATTTGTCCGGCAAGCTGTTCAAGACGGCGGAACTGCGCTTCGTAGCTCTTGCCTTCCGGTTCGATGTACTCAGCACGGCCTTCAGCAGGAAAGGCAATGGCTTCACCAGGGCCGGCAGATACTTCCTCGGCAGATGATGGGAAGCCGTAGAAGGCAAGCATTGGCACGCCGCTGATATGCAGCATGTTGTCCAGATCACTCTGGATTTGGTAAGTCTTTAGGTTCAGCTCGGCAATATCTTCCAGCGGCGGGCGCGATTCAAGCAGCCCAACACGGTTGGAATAGGCAACGGAAAAAGGAATGTAATCAAGGCTGGTGGTGCCTTCTGCCACCATTTCGTATTGACCTTTGGTATCCGATTGCCGGTGCAGTTCGTAAGAGCCGGGTTTAAGTACGCGGATCTGCTCTAAGTATTTCTCACCAAAATCGCCGTCGGGAACAACGATTAACTCACGCAAGCGCAGCATGGTTAGCTTCTGTGCGCCGTTGACCAGTTCAGAGCGCCAACCCAAAATGTCGCGTGGCACATAAGTACACCAGTAGGGACGCAACGATGCAATATCCGTGATGTTTTGGATTTCATCGTCTGTTTGGCTCGGGAAATCAACCAACACGCCAGCGTGGCCGTAACGCACAATCTTGCGGGCTAATTCGTAAACGAAAATGTTTAGATCATTGCCTTGCAGGTCTACATCAAACAGTTGTTCGCGGATCAGATCAGGTACGTCGTCAAGGCGTACAGGCTTGCGGGTCAACATGCCGGCCAGCATCCGCTCAAGCCGCTGGTAATACGGCGGGCAAACGCTACGGGCTAGGCGGTTGTCGTAACTTTCGTCTTGCTCGCGTGGTTCTTGCGGAAGGTAACGCCGATGCTTGCGGCGCATCCCGAAGGTGCCTTCCATCAGATCTTCAATCAAGATCCAATGTGGTTCCTGTGCAGCCCAAGCGTTATTGGGGTCTTGCACCTGCGTGGCTTTGCGCGTCAGAAGCCGGTCGTATGCGTTGAAACCGGTGTACATGATCTGCCGCGTTTAGCCGTAGTTTGATTCTATTGGGCAAATGTAAGCCGGGCCTCCGATACCGCCACACACGGCGTTCAGCCTTACGGTTAGAACCGACCCGGCAAGGTGAAAGTTTACGCGGCCTGATCGGCTGAGGTTATTTCGTCTTCAAGGGCATCGCCGGCATCGTCAAGGCCGTTGTCGTAAAGCCATTGCTGCAGGGTGGTGAGCATGGCTGAGGCGGCTTCGTTGAAGTCGTAAGAGCCGTTGTCTTGAACGGAATCGAAGGCGGCTTCAAGATCGTGCCAGAGAGGTGCAGACATGAGAAAAAGCGCAGCCCGATGCCAAGGCAGAGCGGGAACGATTCAAGGGTAGCGGTAGATATCGAGAGTATACCCCATGACGGTCAATACAGCCTGATGCCCGTGCCCTTGCCGGCGTTGGCGTACAGCGGGTTGAACTCAGACATGACCAAATACCCCAACCCGTCTGTCCAGTGCTCGATCCCGGCCGACTTGTCAATCACGTAATCGTCAGCACCCTGCTTGTAGGTCACGTTGCGCAGCGCCTTAATTGTGTTCTTGCAGCGTGGATGGACAAACAGGCGGATCTGGCCGTTGGCGTTACGGATCAAACTGTTGGTGGCGTTGATCTTGTCCTTCACCGACCACGGCGCCTTGGGACTGACGCAGCCGAACCCGTATTGGCGAATGATCTCATGGTCCGTGCGGCCAGCCGATGAAGTCTTACGAGCACTGCCGGTTGGGTCCGGGTAAGCGATCAGCTTCCGATCCCTGAACCGATCACGCAGCATGGCGCACACCTCATCAGTATTGGTTTGCGTCACGGACACCTCATCCCATATATGGAGGGTGTCGCCAACACGGCTACCAAGCACACCGGCCAGCACGCTCACGTTGAAGTCAGTGCCCCACAGGATCGGGCCGCCGGTATCGCGCACTTCATCAGAAATATTGTCGTCGTTGAAGTCTGGGTAAACACGACCGGACAGGGTTTCAAAGCTGGCGAGGTATTCCTGCCGAAATGTGCGGTCGTCAAGCGTGCGGCGTGCCGCTTCAACTTCATCTTCAGGAACGTTGCCACCTTCAATGGTGGTGTAACTGAAGGTTGACCAGTCCGGCTGATCTTGCGCCTGTTCCCACAAGTCGTGAAACCAGTTGAGGCCAGCAGGCGTTGTAATGAACCATGCCGGACCGCCTTGGTCTGACAGCGCTGGGCGTAGCACCATCTCCCATGCTTCCTGCTTGACGTAAGCGGCTTCGTCAACGATCAGGCTGCTAAGCGACACGCCACGGAGGGCATCGGCTGATTCAGCGCCTTTCAAGGCGATCACGCTGCCGTTGCTTAATTCAACCGACAGTTCGGATTCATTTTTTCTGGCAAACATTTCGGGCGGTACCATGGCACGAAGCTGACGCCATGCGATTTGTTTTGCCGATTTATAGGTTTGAGTGCAGTACCAATTGAGCGAATTTGGATGCTCAATCGCCCAAGCGACTAAACGGGCAATACAAAGGTATGTTTTACCAAAGCGACGACCAGAACAAAGAAGTTTGAAGCGTTCTGGCGCGTCCCATACCTCGCGTTGTGGAGGAGTAAGAGAGTCGTAAAGGCGCCTCGCAAACGGAGTCCAATCCCTTTCGTCGCAAACTGTAATCGGGGCTTCAAGCAGAAAGCCGCCAGGACAGCCGTCAAGTATGGATGGGCTCATTCCAGCATCTTGGCGCTTTTGCGGCGATTATCGTTTCTCCAAAGTGGTTGAAGGTTTGTGAAATGAAAACAAGCAAGTCGTTGTACGGGATCGGTTAGATCAAAGCTGGCGCAAGGGCGAATGTGGTCAACCTCCCATTGCCCAAAATTATCCCAAGTCATACCATCCTCAAACTTGGCAGCAATGTAATCACGAAGTTCGGCAGGTGAACAGCCAAGCCAATCGGCAGTGCGACAATTTTTTCTTATGCCCTGCGAAGACAAAGCCTTGTAAAGGCGAACACGGGAAAAATTGGCAATTTTGTATTCAGGCGTATGCCGCTGGCGCTCACGCAATTTTGCTTGCCTTTTGGCTGCATTGGCGCGACGAATTTCTGGGCTGCTTGTTTTTCGACACTCCTTGCAGCCCGCTCCGCGCCAGTGATTTGTAGGCAATTGCATGAACAACCCGTGAAAAGGGCAAATGATGGCGATTTTGGTGAGTGCGCCTTGGTAATCAGAACAGCAATAATCAAAGCGGTCGCCATGGGCGGCCTTTGCGCGTTCAACGAACTGCGCGGTCGTAAGCTTCGCCATTCCTTTATAGTAGCCCGTGACGGAGCGAAAGGCAAAGCTAGGGGCGAGCAGGCTCAAATTTCAAGGCCGATCAGTTTGGCTTGGAGTTGGACCGAATTCAGGGCGACTTGCGTTTGGCCGCGCTTGTAGGCGGATTGTTCGTAGGTACGAAGACGGCCTAGGGCTTCGGCAATCCATGAAGGCCGGGTCATGGCGGCGTCTTCTTCTAGGCGGATTCGTGCGCGTTTGATGTAGTTATCGACTTGACGAATATCTACATTCCACTGTTCTGCGCCGAACTGAACAATCTGACCACGCGATTTTCCTTCGGTCAGAAGACCGTAAACGGTGTCAATACGGAAGTTGACTTCAGCGGCGGTAGAACGCGCCAAGGTTGAAATAAAAGCGATGAAATAAGGATAAACCCAAAAGGAGAGAATGGCGCGGATGAGACGCGAACGAGACAGACAAGGCTGTGGAAAAGCGATCCTGAAGATTTTTGGAAGTGTGCCGGAGGGCACTTGCCAGCCTGAAAACCGTGGCTAGTCTTTGCAAGCTTTCGTTGCACCAAGCAAAAATCAGCAAGCAATGCCAAAGGCCATTTTCCTGCGATTACCCGACGATTTGGTCGAAGACTTGGAGCGTTTTCGCCCGAGAACCCTGTCCCTGACTACCTTTTGCGCCTTTTTACTAGAGGTGGGTATTGACAGGGAGGCTAAGCTACCCGCGTACCGTGTCGGTGCGGGGACACCACCTCTAGGTAACTCCCAACCGAAGCAGGTTCAAGAATCTACGCCTCAGCAACCTTCCAGCGAAGGGAAGGCTGTTTCGGCTGTTGGTTCAGATGGCTGTTTGGATTTGGCTTTCTTGCCAAAAGAATTGGACACAAAAAAAGAAATAGGCAATAAAAAGGTTGCAAAATCGGCAAAGGTTGAGTATTCCGAAGGCTTTGCGCTCCTGTGGAAAACCTATCAGTCGGCACCTGATCGAGTCTCATCCCAGTCCAAGCCGAAGGCGTTTGAGGAATGGAAAAAGGTGGTGAAGGCCGAGGGCGAAGAACGATTGCTTGGAGCGGTCAACAATGCCATTGCTGAGCAAAAGCGCAGAAAGACCGTTGGGGAGTTTGTTGGCAGCCTTCCTGACCTGTTTCGCTGGCTTCGTGATGGCAAATACGAGGTGTATCTCGAAGAGCACAAGCGTCAGAGCGGCGGGAAATATTGGGACGAGGAAAACCGCTGCTGGGTTTACGACGACTGATCCTGCCTTTTATTGCTCATTTGAGACTCACCATGAAACTGTACGCACCAGAAAACAAGGGCAAGTACGTCTGGCAGACCGCTGATGCCAAGACCAAGCAGGTCAGCTACAGCGTCACCACGACCCGCACAGCACCGCCTGATGCCTGCTACGGGCACCCGATGGGCAAGTACGACGATCAGGGCTTGTACATGACCTTCTGCCCGAACGTGGGCGCTGATGACCCCAAGAGCCCGCTAGCAGCGCGTTACGTCCTGCATCCCATGGCCGCGTCAGAACGAGACAAGGCAGATACGCAGCGGCTATGGAGGGAGATTTAAAAGCAGAAAGGGCAGAGCCCGTAAGCCCCGCCCCTTCAAAGACCTTGCGGTCCCCCTAGCGACACAATCTTAACTCGCTGTCACCCGTTGGCGCAAGCTGACGCACCTAGTCACAACTGAGTGCAATTATCTCCGGCTTCGGATTCAAAGGCTTGCGAAAGCGCCCAAAACCTTCTATCGTCACCCCAAATCCCGGTCCCCCTAGCAAGGAATCGGGTCTACACCCAAAAAAAATGCCCGATTTGGTCACTCGTGCCTGGAATGGCACGCCCATTGCCCGTCGCACTACAGACGGTTTTGTCAACGCAACTGCGATGTGCAAAGCCAACGACAAACGATGGGCCGATTACTGGCGGACTGATCGCGCTGGCGAATACGCGGAAGCGCTTTTTGAAGAGACGCAGATTCCCATCTCTCAACTTGTGCAGGTACGCCATGGCAACGAGACATGGATTCATCCTCAAGTAGCTGTTGATTTGGCGCGTTGGATAAATGCACCATTTGCCGTGTGGATGGATAAATGGTTTTTGGAAGAACTTGAACGCAAATCACTGGCGCAAGACAATCAACCACTGGCTTTAAGTCCAATAGAAACTATTGGAACCGCCGCAAAGATTGTTTGCGACATACATCAAATGATCGCAACACATACGCCGGGACTTATTGATGCCCGCATGGAGATTGAGCTTAAGCGCGATCTTTTGCTTCTTAAATCTGTTGCGGTTCAATCGGCAACCGGAATGCTGCCCGGTACGTCATCGGTTCTCTCGCCATTAGACAAACTGCCGCGTTTTATGGGTGTCGTTGTTGACCCTGAAATACCCATTGGCGTAACCGAGTTTTTCCTGCAACTTAACGATTCAAATCTTACAAAGTTAGTCACCAATCGTGAAGCAGAATTAGGCAAACGAACCAAGGCGGCTTACAGACTCCGTTACGACAAAGATCCTGAATACAGCAACGGATATTTGAGCGAAAAACGCCATAGCCGTGGATTTCCGTTGCTGTTTCCGACCAAAACCGGAAAGAATGTTCCGATTGCTTGTTATGTCGCCTATGACTGGGATTTGATCGTTTATTCAGCTAGGGAGATGGGTCTGTTGCGGCCTGATATGGCTGCAAAGTTGCTTGCTGAGTGTCAACAATTCAAACCAAGCGAGGCATGAAACCAGCATTTGATGCCGCCGAGGTTTGCCGTCTGCTTAGACGTGGCATTGAAGCCGGACATTGGACCTTGCAAGACCTAGACGTGCCATCACGCGGCTGGGTCATCACAATGGAGGATGCCAAACGCATTCCCGGTTTTACACCGCCCGTCTTCCGTAATCCCCTCAGAGATGAGCCCACACCAGCCGAACGAGTCCAAATCACAGATCCAAGAGACTTCCCGGTGGTTACCGCCGCTGCCGATCCTGTTCAACGAGGAAGCGCACCGCTACCAATGGCAGCCCACGGGTCAGTGGCTGAATCATTCAGTAACGCAGGTGTGCAAGGGCACGAAGGATGCGTGGGCGATGAAACGGATTATGGAGACCAAACACATTTGGGAACCGCGTGGGAAGGCAGTTCATTTGGCGTTGGAAAACTTTCTGACGACTGGTGAGCCAGGGGTGTATCCGGCTGACTACAGCGAATGGGTTGAGCCGCTGCTTGAACATTCCGTTTGGAATACGTATGAGGCAGTGGCCTGTGAATATCGGTTGGCGGATTTAGAACGCAACATTGCGGGCAGCTTCGATTGCCTGCTGCGGCGTAAGGATGATTACGAACAGCTTGTGCTGGTGGATTTGAAAACGCAGGGCAAGGCCGATGCCAGCCCGTATGACGTGAGCCCACAGTTGGGCGGGTACTTGGGAATGCTGAGCCTGCACTGGCCGAAGCTGTATGTGCAGAAGGCTGGGGTGCTGTGGAGCCGACCTGGCAGTACGACGTTGCAAAAGGTGGACGTTGACGAGGCGGTGATCGAGTGGCAGGGCGCCCGTGATGCGTTCCTGATGCTGAACCAACCGGAGTTTTGAGGCGGGTTGCCACGGCCTCTGTTTAGGGGTATACTCCCTATGGCAGCGATGCCACCACGACACGAAACGCCATGACCAACCTGACCCGTACCACCAAGGCGCAGTTAATCGACCTGCTACAGCAGCAAGCCGACACCACTTCAACCCTTGAACAACAGGTGAACGAATCAAAAGAACAGATCACTGTTGCTCTTTGGATTGCAGCCGTGAGCTTCTGCCTCGGCCTCCTGTTCTGATCTCGTGGCCCCGTATGGGGCCTTTTCTTCACCATGACCAACCCCAACACCCTGCTCGGCGTCATCGCCAGCACCAAAAAAGAAATCGCCCGTCATCAGGAAATCCTTGATCGCCTCATGGATGACCTTGCCCTGATGTACACCGCAGGCGACCTAGACGACATCAAAGATGACGAAGGCAACCTTGCCCTTCACGGCATCAAGGTATCCCGCTGCACGCGCACGAGTTGGCAATACAGCAATGCCGTCAAGGAACTGCAGCAGCTAGAGCAGTTTGAAGGCGTCGCCACCAAGCGCGAAACAGAATATTGGAGAGTGACGCTGCCAAAGGCAGAGTTCTGATGGCTGGCTCTCCCGTAGACGACCGCATTGAAGCCATCTTGGCCAAGTACGACCTATGGGATCCAGAGCAATACACAAACGCCGTGGCAGAGCTGGTGCAGTACCTGCTGACCGTTGACCCGAAAGACGAACGCAAAAGTCTGTACTACCAGTCCATTCCACAAAAAAAACATCTTGAAAATTGTTTGATGCAATCGAATGATTGACAACCCTTACAACCTGACTTGGCAGACGCGGTTTCTGTTTTGGTTGCTATCCATGCGCCCTGACGTTCAAGGCATCACACTGAGCACGCCAGTTGAACACCTGAATCGTTGTCTGACGCATACGAAATGAAGTTTGCCGTTCAGGGCATTGAGCCAGCGCCTCAGGGCAGCAAGCGACATGTTGGCAATGGCCGCATGGTAGAAGCATCAAAGAAGGTCAAGCCATGGCGTTTTGCCGTCAGCCAGGCAGCGCTTGAAACCGGCGAGGCATTGATTGATGAACCTGTCAGCGTATTGATTACCTTTCTGTTCAGCCGCCCAAAAGCGCATTACAACAGCAAAGGCGAAATCAAGCCTAAGGCGCCGTTTTACAAGTTCACTAAACCTGATCTTGATAAGCTTTGCCGCTCAACTTTGGACGGGATTACAAATGTGTTGATCAAAGACGATTCACAGGTCGTGACGTTGATAGCCACAAAACAGTACGCCAACGAAGGCGAATTACCAGGAGCCCTGATCACTCTTAACAAACTGTGAACGCATCAAAATACGTCCGCATTTGCAAGATTTGCGGCACTGCATTTGACATCAAAATCCTGCGTAATGGCAGGCCGTCAACGCGAAAAACCTGCAGTAGTAGCTGCGCCAATAAGCCACGAACACGGGTCCGGCTATGGACGCAGGAAGAAACAGATTGGCTAATTGATCACGTCAATACGATGCCGCTGTCACGGCTTGTTCGTTCGTTTAATTTATGGGCACGTGTTAATGGGCTACCTGATCGCAGCAAACACGCAATAGATAAAAAACTTAGAACGCTTGGCTATTCCAACCGGCCAACAGTTGAGTTTTATACATTTATGAAACTTGGCCAGATGCTTGGGCTATCCAGAGACACCATTGCGGGTTGGAAGCGTCTTAAGGATTATCCACTTGAAACATACCGACGCGACAGCAAAAGGAAAACGTTTAATTATGTAACGACCAAGATGTTCAAGGATTTTGCACGCCATCATCCTTCACGTCTTGGCGGGGCTAATGAGGTTGGCCTTCAGATGTTGCTAGAAGATTCACGATGGGCAAAGGAAATCTTGCGGAAGTACCCGAAACGACCGGATCGGCAATGGAAACAAAAACGTGTGCGCTGTATTGAAACTGGCAAGATCTACCCAAGCATGGGAGCCGCTGCTCGTGATGTATTTGTTGTAAGGCAGTGCATTGCGCGGGCGGTTGACAAAGGACATAAGACTGCCGGATACAGATTTGAAAGGATCTAGACAGCCCTTGCATTTAAGGGTATACTCTTGATGGGTCCGAAGCCCGTCCTCAACCGATCACCACACAACCCGCGCAATCCCTATGACCGATTACCCCAATCTTGGGGGCATCATTACGCAGCAAGACGTATCAACCAAAGGAACCGGCTCCTACGCCGCTGATTACGTCAACTGGTGCCGTGTTGCCCACCTACTCCATGATCATGCGCCTGGCTGGCAGTTTGCGCTCAAGGCTCACCCAGAAACCGGCCATGTCTGGAAGTCTCCCGACGGAACCGCTTATGTGGTCGGGTGTTTTGAACACGTCAACGGATCCGATACGCCGCCATTCCCGCAGGCGATCATGGATAACCGCAACAACGCCATCGCGTTTGAAAAGGTCACTGCCCGTGATCTCACTGATGCTCATCGGCGTTGCCTCTGTACTGCTGCAGCCGCGCAATTCGGCCTTGCATGGCAACTCTGGGCACGGGAAGCCATAGAAAACCCGCACCGCGAAGAACCGACCAAGCCAGCCCTGCAGCAGGACACGCCCAAGGCGCAACCGTCCCAAGTGCAGGACACTCAACCCAAGGCAAAGACCAAGACCGAATCCAAGGCTGAATCAAAGGTCGTTTTTCTGACCGATGAAGAGGTTGAGGAAATCAAGGGTTGGGTCAAGGGTTACGAAAAACGTGATGATCTGATTACTGCCTTCAAAAAGCAGTTCAAGATCATGGCGCCGCGTATCGCTGACCGCATCCAGTTCCCTGAACATAAGGAGTTCATTGCCAAGTACATCGCTGACAATCCCGCATGACAGGGCGACGGCCCAAAACACAAGAGGAAATCAATCGGAGAAAAAACCGCACCATCGTTGCGGCCAAACTTCCGCCTGATACCTACCGGCAACTGAAGGTGTACTGCGCCAAATCAGGTCAGAACATCAATCAAGCCTTGCGTCACATCATCTCAAGCTTCCTTACAAACAATGGCTGATTACCCGCAAAACGAATTCACACTGTGGTTCAACTGTATGCCCAGCGAAGATAAGCCAGGTAATTACTGGTCAATCGCTGAAATCCCAGTGGATCAACTTGAGAAGCTTTACAACTGGGCACTCAAGCAAAATCCAGTGCAAAACCAACGCGGCGAATCGTGTGTAAAAATTCGCGCCAGCCTGATGCCTCGCACAGCCGAACAATCCGGTCGTGAATACCTAAAAATGGCAATCAGCGAATATCGTCCCAAAGCCCAAACCGATCTCTTCTGATGGATTCCATGATCATCCTTACCGATTCTCAAGTCGTCGAACTGAACAACCGCATTGGCCAGATCCAACGGTTGATCGAATCAGCGCAGGTCATCAAAGCTGGCGGCGCCGCACAGCCCAAAGCTGTAACCGAGCACGATCAGCCAACCGCCCTGACTAGCAAGCGTCGTAAGGCCAAGCGCAAGCGCGGAGCCCTAAATCCTGACAAGGTGGCTGAAATCAAACGCCGTCTTGCTGCTGGCAATGAATCAGCGCAAAAGATCGCCAACGATTACGGCGTACATGTCACCACAGTCAACCTGATCAAATACGGCAAGACGTGGAAGGATGTTCAGGTGTCTGCCTGATTGCCTGTCTTCATCAACTGCAGCTCTAAAGCTGCAATACGGTTGGTGGCCTGCTGTAGCAAGGTCTGCTGCATAGACCAAGCGCGATACAACTGAGCAGCAATAGGCCCGGCGTTTGGGGTGTTCTCTAGGCGCCGGGCTTCTTTTTCGACTTGAAAGGCGCTAGTGGCATCTGGCTTGAGTTGCATCCACCGCCAGGCTTCGTTGTCCATGGTTTGAAGTGCATATCACATTCACGGTAGACACGGGGCAAGGTAACGAATTGCAACACCATGAATTTAGGGGTTTACTCCGCCCGAATAGTCGCTACCATTCACCCAACCGGAGCGATCCGGCCAACCGACAACCCACACCACACCATGAAAAATTGCCTCTGCGGGATCCTGCAAATCCTGATCCCTGGCCTTATCTTCGGCGCCATCATTCACGATGGCCTAACTCTTAAAACCGCTCACCACAGCGGTACTCAACACGCCGTCTACACCACCACAAAATGAGCCTCGTTGTTCTCACTGCTCAGTGCTCCGGCATGGTGGCACCTGTCATCCCAACCGGTCAAAAGGTCTACAAAATGTCGCCCAATGCACGCGGCGTCAGAGTTGAGCGTGACCTGTGGCGTTTCTATCCCGGAATGCCTTGCTATGTCCGTGGCTGGCCTCAGGTTGAAGCAACAGTCATCAGCAAGGTAGAAGGCTGCTCATGGCCCACTTACCTCGTTCAAAGCTTTGCCACAGGCGCAACTTATCAAGTCTCACAGCTTTACCTCTCCAAACGACCCATCGAAACCCGCTGATCATGCAACCACAACCACGTCGTTTTTATTTCACCATTCCATCCATCAACGTCTACGACTGGGTGGTGGCCTGTGGCTTTCCTGAAGCCAAACAACTCGCCTTTGAAACATGGGGACCGGTCTATAACGACCTTCGCTGGATCACACCCGACAAGCACAGTGAGGTAAAACTACCCACACTCAATGGCGCGTACCAATAAAACAAAGCTCACGCCTGCCAAGATCATTTACATCCTGCAGTCAACTCAAACCAATCAAGAGCTGGCTGATCAATTAGATGTAACTCGGCAGGCGATTTCCTTAATACGCAACGGAAAATCATGGACAGACATTGCCCCTAAAATTCCACGTATTCCAGTCCGCGTCAAAGAATCAGTCCGCCGTGATTACGTCGCCCGCGCCAAACTCTGTACAAACTGTGCGGAATTTCGTCACGGTGAATGTTCCTACGGCTTCCCCGAGGCCATAGATGAACCATCCTTCGCAGCAGCCTGTCACCTCTACCAGCGAAATCCAAGCTGTACTGATTGAATGCCTTGCTGAATACTGGGCGCCACGGTTCAACAATCACACGATTGACGACTGTGTTCGTATGTACGCTGCGCTTCAGCCGTTTATTCGCTATCAAACGGCAAACTGCCCAATAGCCAATGGCACCGATCAAAGCGGAAGCCAACCGATATGACAGTCCACGGCATCACTGCTATGGAGCTGATTGGGTTGGTTACGGTGTCATGTCTGCCTTTCAGCCTTGGTGCTGGGATGGCAATTCAGTCTGGTACGGCCCGCTCTGCGATACCCGTTCCCAAGCCCTTGCAATCGCTAAAAACTATGCTGACCGCCATTGAACTTGACCAACGCCGTGCTGATTTCATGGACATGATTTACCAACGCAAAGGCCGCAACGATCAGCTTTACACCGGCCTTTGGGATGAATTTTCTCGTGAAGTCGCCAGCAACCTACGTGACCTTGATTACAACGTTTTCCGTTCTGATCTCATCCGTGCTGTTGGTGGTACTGACAGCGAGCTGGCTAATCGGTACGCTGATGTTGCTATCACCCTTCTAACAACGTATTTGGTTCCGCCAAAACCCTGAACATGGCCATCAAAGTTCCTTTCCTTAATCGCTTTGAAAACTGGTGTTTCAGAGTGCTGGCCAAAAGCCCTCGGGTCGGAACCATTCAAATCCGTCTGCGCCACACACCTGTTACCTACATCGTGCGTGATCTAAACGATCCGTTCCGTGAAGGCCAGGCGCCAGATGAAATGCCACCGGATCATTTCAACCTTGAACGCCTCTTCCATATGCCTTCCTACGGCGAGGAAGACTGATCGTGATCCACCTCTTCAATAACAGACTGATCCTTGAACGGCACAAGCTGTTTGAGAACTGGCGCTGTCGTATACGCCTTGGCCCACGGCCAGAGCAACAGGTAGAGGTGGATCTTCACACCAAAGAATTACGGCTTGCCTTTGTGCGGGCCAACAACATTTATCAAGCCTTCAGAGCCGGTGAAAAGCTTGAACCATTAGAAGATCCTGAACCTACAGGCCTTCGTTGCTGGGATTGCATTCAATGGGCACCAACCCTGACCCACAATGGAGGAAACGGCTGCTCGCTTGGTTTTCCTGAGGCCAAGAGCTTCCCGAACGGTCGTTTTGCTAATCAATGCAGCCTGTACAACGATGGAACCGACAATTTTGAGCCGGACTGATTTTGAAGACGGTAGTTACATCGAAGTTCTAGAACCTGCGGAAGGTGGAGAAATGTATTACCGCACTTGTTACAAAGGAGTTTGTCGTTATACCTCTGATCTCTGGCAAGCTGAAATTTATCTTCATCAGATGACTTGCCCTTAATCCCTGTTAATCCAATCCATAATTCTTGCCTCCCCAATCTCCGACCAAAACGGCAGATTTCTGTACCAAACTCGCCAGTCCTTATGTCCTTTTGACATATTGCACCCAAAACAACAGGCAACCAAATTATTCATTGCACTGGTGCCGCCCTTGATTTTTGGGATTACATGATCAAGTGTTGGGGAACGCCCTAACGGCTCAAAGCAATAAGCGCAGTGATAATTGAAATGCAACAGGATCTGATCACGGAAACGGCGTTTTGCTTCGTGCTTGCGTACAAGCTCTGTACCGTCAATGTGTTCAACCACCAGGCGACCGCTTGGTTCTCTAAACGGTAGCTACTACAACGAAAATGACTTATTACGTCAAGCTTCCTGACGGAACACGAGTCGGACCATTCCGCACCGTAGGCGGCGCTCAGAAATGGTGCGCTGATCGTTATGCCGATGAGTTCAGCCTGCATATGCTGCAGGATCCTGATGTGCCTTGCTTTCTAAGGCGTCAACAAGGGCCAGATCATTAGGCAATAAAAAACCGCCCAGCCTTGGCACTGAGCGGTGATCCCCATCTCTCCTTTTACAGGCTAAGCATTAACGCTCGGGAAAGTCTTAAATGTTTCCCAAGATGGCATTACGGTTTCGTGTCGGTTGTAGTGCCCAACCTCAGCGTAAGACTTTTCAGGGTCATCGCTGAGTGGCATAAAGACCATCTGACCAATTAGCAAACCCGGCCAAACACCAACACGATGCTTTCGCCGCACATTCTTTAATTCCAGTGTCAGCCTGCTGCCATGCCAGCCAGGATCACAAAATCCGGCCAACATATGCTGAATACCAGAGCGCGCACGACTTGATTTCAGTACAAACTGAGCGGCAATCGCCGGGCTATCAGGCAGGTTGAAAATCTCCTGTGTTTCGGCAAGGATGAATTCACCAGGCTGCAGCCAGTACGGATCCTCCTTGGTGTGCGTCTTAATGCTGTGCCTGATCAGCTCGGGGGTTTCGGCCACCTCAATCATGATGTTGTCCCCTAGCGCCACGTCATAGCTGGCAGGATTTAGGCGATCAGGATTGAACGGATGAATCAGAGCGTGAGATTGGCACAGGGCACGGATCTCAGAATCAGGCAGCAGCACGAGGCATCAATAAATCCAAACGACTTTAGGCCGACCGGGGCGGATTCCACAGTGGACGAAACCTTTTGGCGCACCTAGCCCCAAGCTGAACGGCCAGTGAGCCTTGCACCATTCCTGAAGATCGTAAATATTGACGCCTTCAATGTAAAAATCAACAGCTCCAGTATCAGGCGCATCGTAAAGATGTTCCGATCTAGATGCACCGCCTACAGATGCATTTACCTTCGGCGGTCTATATCCACTGGTAATCACAATGGGTTTATTGCCAAACGCAACGCGAGCCTTTTCAAGAAAATTACACAGAACAATCGCCGTATCGCACTGATGTTGCTTAGTAAAACGTCTGGCCTCTTCATTTAATGCCAGCTCGCCATAGGCAATGTGTGGCGTCACCTTAAAGCTAAACGGCTTATTGGGCGTTAACTTCACATCATCAGTCAAAGGCTTCACGCCACGGCAAAACAAATCAACCTCTGCCTTGCGACGCCGCACCAAACCCTCAAGGATCTTGCTGTCACCTTTGTTCCACCGTGGCAGCTCTTCCATTGCCACCTTGACGGCATCCTCGCCGTTGTTCAAACGCTTACGCAGTGTGCTTTCCTGCAGCGCACCAATGCCCACATTGAACGTAAAACTAATCAGGGCGCAACGTTGATTATTGCTCAGTTTTACCTTGATCCACGTATCAACAGCACGCGCAAAGCGCTCAACATCAGACAGCAATAACGCCTCTGCATCTGCCTGCGTGATCTTCAGCCCAGGCTTTACGTTCGGGCCAGTGTGGCCATAACCGATTGTCCAGACATTCGCCGGACATAAATACGCCTCAAGCCTGGAACCTTCAAATTTCTTAATCAGCTCCAGTGCTGGCTGTAGATCATTGTCTTCCTGTTTTCCGCTTTGACTCCACGTTTTGAACCAGCTCTGATCACGGCTAAAGATATGCGGATTCGCCTTTGAAATCACGGATTCCAATTCCGTAATTGCAGCCATCTGATGCGGTAATGCCTTGTAATACCGAAACAGATCAATCAGCCTGATTGCGTTTTGCGTCATCGCTCCAAGGTGCGTGAATACTCATGGCGCCGCCAAGCAAACGGCTATCACCAGTCTGTAGCTCAGGATCGGGTAGTTCATGCACGATGACAGGCGCCGGTTCCTGTGGTTGTGCCTTATGCCAATCGGCCTCAGCGCGATCTAGCCGTGGACCCAGCGTTTTTTCAAACTTGTAATCTTGCGCAGCCTTACGCAGTTGATCACGCCAAGTTTTCTGGCCAAATCGCGCCAGCCATACCGTGTCAGCTTTCAGCGCTTTGGGAATAGCACCTTAAGCGCCTTAAGAATGAGTTGAATCCACCCGTTCTCTTTGATCGGCAGCAGGCTGATGATTTCAGACCCAGCAGCGATGATGATGGCAATGACAGCAGCAGTGGTCGGATCCATGGCGGAATCGCGTTTCCTTCAGTGTAAAGCTGTTATTTGCTCTTGCCAATCGACATTTCAATGTACCTAACCCTACCTTCAAGGTCCGATAGCCGTTCCTTGCTGTCGTTTTTTAACTCCTGAATATCGGCGGCAACCGTGTTTACCGATTGATCCAGCTTGGCAACTTGCATAAAAAGACCGGCTAAGCCCACCACAGCCGTAGCAAGCAATGCCGGTACAGCCTGATTGATCAGACTAGGTTGTTGTGGTGCGGCGGAATGTACTTCCTCGTGGTGTTCCATTGCGAGGCATACCGCCGACCTTTTTACTAATTTAGCGCCCTTGGCCGACCAGCTTTTTCTTGCCGCGACGGCGTGGACGGCTGTGCTGACCAAAACCTTGTGAAGTTGTTTTTGGACGTCCGGCTTTGTGCTCGACGCGCCCAAGAGCTGTTTTACTTTTTACCGCCATGATCAGAATCCGCTAGTGACGCCATTGCCAGAAAACTCCACCCCATCAGTAGGAGCAGGCTGAGCAGGAGCGTAGGGATCACTGGGCCAAGCTGGGTAGTCGGCGCCGGTAATGTAAGCAGCTAGTGCAGCGGTGTCAGCTGTCTGCTTGATTTCGTAGACCTTGCTGCCTGATGCAAGGCGGATTTCCTCGCGCCAGGTGCGTAGCACGGGATCAGCAGGTTTGCCGTTGTCAGCCTCGCGGATGATGATCCAATCCGTTGGTGCCAGCAGGGTGTTGGCGGTGGTGCGGGTCTGCTGCGTCCACTGCTCGACCAGTTGGGTGTGGTCCTTGGGGATGCCTGTATCCCAGTAGAAGCGCTGATCGACTGGAGCGGGATCGGGCACCTCGGTGATGCCGATCGCTGCACGCTGCTCGGGAGTAGCAAGCCGGAGCCAGTTGGCGGGGTACTGAACACCGTCGTGGGTGAACGCCACATCTGGGCTCAGTGGCTTGCCGTCTAACAGGAACATCTGTACTGGACCTAGACAGGAGGCACGTATAGCGGTACTTTACTCGGCCCTGTAGGCGACTACTGTGCCACACACCCTCCAAAGCGCATGGGCCGAGTTCCACGCAGAGCGTTCTGCTGTCTTGTGTCCCACCAGTCTCATGGCGGACTACAGGCAAGTCGACAAGTGGATCGGTCGCTGTCCGGTTACAGAACTGGAGCAAGGCAGGCAGGTTCTTACATGGGTTTTGAGCCAGCAGCCCGTCAAGTCCAGCCGCAGGGTGGCTATGTATGTCAAGGCCCTTTATCGCTGGGCCAGCAGCGAAGACATTGCCTACCTGCCTAAAAATCCGATTGCCAGTTTTCGGATGCCTAAGGCGCCCCAGATGGATGAAGAAATCATCGTAATTCCACGCAGCGAAGTAGCGCTTTTACTCACTGCTCTAGAAGCTCGCCAAACAAAATGTGGCGCACGTTGGTCGGCTTACTCTGAATTTATGCTCCAGACAGCAATGCGTACAGGTGAAGTTCGCGCTGCCAAGTGGACTGACCTAAAGGATGGGAAGTTATTGATCCATTGCAATTACACCCTTACGCATGGCCTGAAGTTTTCTACAAAAACAAACAAGAAACGTGTTGTACCTTTAAACGAAAAGTGTTTAGAAATTCTTGATTCCGTAGACAAGGACAATGAATATATTTTCCCGTACAACAGGTATGCGTTCCAGAGTTTTTTCTATGACAGAGCCAAGGAATTGCACACTGCTGGATTAACGAGTCACCGTTACCGGCCTTACGATCTGCGCCACACAGCAATCAGCCGGTGGATTGAGGCAGGAATACCCGTGGCGCAAGTCGCAAAGTGGGCCGGCAATACGGCTGAGGTTATTTGGAAGCACTACTGCAATACAACGCAGGACTATGAAATGCCGACGCTTTAACCTTGTTCTCTAGTGGGGTCAGCGGGCGCGGGCGTAATTGAAGAATTGACATGCCTTATGTAAGGGGACCTGGAGGCGTAAACGTTCCGGTGTATTTTGCATAACCCTTATAAACAGCAAGATCTTGGATGTATCCAGTGACTGGCCTATTGGTTGATCCAGTTAAACGCCCAATTCCCATGGCGAGAGAACTGCTGCCGACGTTATTATTGGAAGAGCTGACAGTTGTGGTGCTTAAAAGCTGACCGTCTCTAAATATCAAAAATGACGTGCCACTGCGGACAAACGCAAGGTGCTGCCATTGGTTGACCACCATTGGCCCGCTCACTGAGTTTTGATTCGGGTAATTAGTAACAATGCCGCCCGAGCCGTCGTCGGCAAAAGTGATTGTTCCATCGGCCCTGGAAAAGTTATATGAATTGCCAATAATCAAGCCAAGCGCAAGTTTTCCCCCCAGAGCACCAAAGATATCATAAGCGTTTGTGGTTGGGTAAATCCACAATTCCATCGTAAAATCATTAGCTGCAAAAAGAAAATCGTTTGAAGCGGCGACAGACAGCCAGTTTCCATTGGAGAAATAGGCGCTAGCACCATAATACTTTGACTGAGTCGATGAAATCGTGACAGTACCGTTCATGGTGACTGTCTTTGGAATGGGGGAATGGTCTGCAGTTGCCGATGTCTTGAATGGCATCAAAAGAACCGTATTCAGATTTAGATAGCCATTTGCTGTAAATGTATGTGTTGTGTACCCGCCAGATTGAGTGATCGTCCCGCCTGTATAGCGCGGTGTGCCTTGATAGCGAATAATAACAACACCTTGCAAGCCGTTGTTCGCGCCGCTGGCCCCGCCATTGCCATAGCTTCCTCTAAAAGAACTGCCGCTATTTCCTGGAGTAGCACCAGAACCTGCGTAAAGCGTGCCGGTTAGTGTTTGCAGCGTGTTGATATACCCAGAACCGCCACCACCGGCTGAGCCAGGGTTTGCTCCAGAGCCAGCACCGCCGCCCCAATAACCGCCGCCTCCACCGCCGCCGCCTCCACCGTCTCCCGATGTTCCGCAATCGCCTCCTTTCAGCGCAGTGCCAACACCCGAATGCGAAGAGGTGCCACCTGCACTTTGCGTTCCGCCTCCGCCACCAGCAGCAGCTCCGCTGCCTCCTGCGGCACCTGTAGATCCACCACCAGCGCCACCGGCAGCACCTTCATAAGCGCCACCACCACCACCACCGGCAATAACAAGCGCGGCATTTTGGGTTGCTGCAGCGCCAATAAAAATCCCTGAATATCCGCCGCCTTGGCCGCCATAGCCACTTGTGCCAGCTAATCCACCGCCGCCGGACACGGTGCCGCCCGTGCCTGCATTGGGTGCCATTGTTAAACCGCCGCCACCGACAATGACGTTGTAAACCTGAGATGGGCTTATTACAGCAGTTGCGTAAACCGCACCACCGCCTCCGCCAGCACCTGATCCACCTGCATAGCCGCTCCCACCGCCACCGCCCCAGGCGTAGATCTCGACAAGGTTAGGGTCGGTAGCTGCGCCTGCAAGAAGAAGAGATATTGCGCTTCCTGGGATAGTCATTTTGCTGCCTCCTGTGTATTACAAAGGTTTTGCCACAAGTCACTGTCACTACTGTTGAACCGCAGTGAACGTGAGATACTATAACCAGTAGGCGCTGCATCGGCAGCAAGCAGTAAAGAATTAATATTTCCTGGAATCATTAGTTTTCTCCTACTTCACATCATTAACCATGCGAGCGCTAATTCTAGAAGCACTTTCGACGTAATAAACAACCACGTCAACTCCCGATGCCGTTGTAGTGGCAGTTGGAGCTGTCCCGCCAGGGAATTTCCATCCAGAGAAGGAAACCAGGCGACTTCCTGTGCCATCTTGCGTTAGCACTAAAGCCCCGCTTTGGCCCGCAGTCATTCCAGACGGCAATGCATAAGTAGTGGTTCCACTCAATGTGGCAGCAAAATTATTGCCCAATGCTAAATTAAGCGTTACAGTTCCGCTTCCAGCAACGCTAACAACTGAACCCCGCTGAGCCGCAGTAAAGCTTTGCGCACTCGCTAGTTGTGCATATCCGCTAATAGTTTGTCCAGAGGCAAATGTAATTGCTCCTGTCATTGTGCCACCAGATGATGGTAGCGCTGCATTTGCTAGATCATAAGCAGTCTTAACTGAATTCGGAGTGGCGGCAGTAGACGTGCTTGTGCTGCTAGTTGAATCCACTAACACAACAACGCCACTCGTCGTCGTGCTTGCTGCTTGAATTTTTGCTCCGTCAATAGCCGCAGTTGGACTGATTTTGGCGTTAGTAATAGTGCCACTAGCAATCATGACACCACTAATTGTGGCCGTATCTCCGGTGGTAATTAATGTGCCACTAAGGTTTGGTAATAATATTGTATTGTCGGCGGTTGGATCTACAGCATTGAGTAAAGTCTCAAAAGCATTATCAGTAGTGCCTTCAAAAGCAATGCCACTACTTGTATTGCTAAGGGTAATTACTCCCGTAACTGTCCCGCCGCTTACGGCAAGCTTTTCATTATCTAATTCATCCAATGCCGCTTGTACATTTGTTGCAGCAATGTTTCCAGCGGGCGTATAGGAAACTTGGTTTGCTGTTACGTTAGTAAGAGTTTGACTAACGTCAATTTCAGTCCATGCGCTTCCATTGGAAAGAATAATATCTGGAGGTGCAAGCGCTACATTTGGTGCATTACCAGTGCCAGTGCCTGCTTCCGAAACAACAAGATAATATCTATTATTTGCAGTGGCGGCAGCAGGCAGTGCTTGTCCAACTACTAAGCCAACAGCAGAACCATCGCTGGTCACAGAAGCAACTAAATTGGTACCTGCATCGTATGTACCGGCGAATACAATTTCACCAACTGAAATACCAATCGGCTGCCAAACGTTGCCGTCCCAAATATAAATATCTCGTGAAAGGCTATTAAAATAAAGCTGGCCAATATATTCTGCAGTGGGTTGATTATCACCGAATTGCGCCGTAGACCTATCGGCCAGTTTGGCGCCCACAATACTTTGAGCAGCTATGCGCGCATTGTCAAGGGTGCCAGTCGTTATCTTGCTGGCATCAAGATTTGGAATATCTGCTGCAATTAATGGGATGGCATTTGTAATGTGCCCTTCAGTATCAAATGTAATGCCGTTTACCACTCCAGATGCAATGGAGTTGGAATGGCCAATAGTTCCCACACCATCCACATCAAGGCCAGTACCGGGCTGAACCGCTCCAGTAATTCCAGATTGAGCAATGGGGAGATCCGCTCCAACAACAGCCCTGGTATGAGTAATCAAGCCATATTCATTAACTGCAACGCCTAAAAAGCCAGAAGCAGTGGAAATAAAATTGTCAATGGCAACAGTGTTGCCACTTAGCGTCAGGCCATTTCCATTGATAATGACAGCTCCCGCTTGGGCCGTGGTAGCAATGGGAAGATCGGAAGATTCAATAGGGCGATAATATACTGATCCTCCAGCTCCAGTCGGCCCAGCTAGGAATTGAGAGCCGGAAGTAGTGGCAGATAAATAACCACTAATGACGGCATTTCCGCTAGTTGTAATAGAAGCAATATTTACAATGCCAGATGCTACACCACTAACAGAAGCAATAGATCCAGCCGCTTTAATAGGAGACCAAGATGATCCATCCCATGCATAAATAAAATCATCTCCAGTTGTAGTAGCAAATTGCCCTAAAAATTCACCAGACGCTGGCAGAGCGCTGTCTACTACATTGACGCTATTGTCTGCCAATAATTGAGCAGTAATTGAATTAAACGCAATATTACCAGACGAAACTGTGCCGCTTGCTAAAGATGTTCCACTAATAGTAACGCTACTAAAATTAACAGCACTTCCAGAAATGGTACTGCCAGAAAGAAAAATTACGCTTCTATTAATTAATGAAGTGGCCTTGATTTTTCGCGTTTCTCCAGTGCCAAGATTAACAACAGCCAACACATCATCGCTTGCCAAATCAGCGGCAGCAAGTTCTGTAAGTTGAGAAATTTTAAGGTCGGCCATAATTCAGCGCTGCTTTTTACGCTATGCCTCACTCTAGCAAGAGGCGGCCAGCAACTAAACCATCTAACAAAAGATCATCTCCATTTTCCTGCAAGATAACATCCAATGGAATAGTACGAGCAAGTAATTTAATTGGTCCCGTTGTAATAAAATCTATTCCAACTTCTATCAATGCATCTGGCGACACTTGCACCCCCGCTTGCGTAACCACTCCAGAAATGTCATACCAAAGCGCGTCGTCAGTGCCGTCTGGATTTAAGCCTCCAGCTCCAGGAGTTTTAAGGAACAATTGAGCCTTAAACTGAGCCCCAATTTCAGTACGCAAAGCTAGCTGTAGAAAATAATTGGAAATATCAATTCCGGTTTCTCCAACTTCTTCTCTGTAATTCCATTGAGCATTAATTCGCCCACTTCCAGACATCAAACTCGACCATTGACTCCTGAATTGATCCATTAATACAGTCGTATCAACATTCTCCCTGGTTGTATTTAATTCCCAAGAAATAGCCCTGCCTAGTATGCGCGGGATATTATTTGCAAGCTCTAGTTCTACATTGTCAATATCATTAGCAAGTGTTTCCAATGGAATAGACGTACCAGTATCTCCAGCCAGACTTGCCTCAAAACTTGAATAAAGGCGTATTCCACCTAGGTCATCAACATTAACAAACCATTTTCCAGAGCCATGCTGATTGCCATCTGACCAGCCACTAGCCGATACAAAAGATAATAATGTGCGATTTCCTGCGGCGTTTATTGGCCCGCGAAATTCTATCTCATCGCCATTATTAAAAGGGCATAATAAATCCACTCCGTTCTCTTGACCAAAATCCAATTGAAGCCGATCTAAATCGGCATTGACATGATTAGCCAATACATTGGTGACAATCTTTGACTGCCCAGTGCGCTGCAGTTCAATTCGCCCTCGATGTCCAAGATAAACACTCATGATTACAATGCAACACCAGCAGGTGCTTGAGCCGTAGGATCGGCAAGGTCTCCCGTTGCCTGGAAATTAATATCTGCTGATACGATTTCTCCCACAGAACTTCCAATGGCTAATGATGTAATAAATGCTTCTAAAACTACTTCTCGCACAGTGTTACCGTCCGCTATTTGTAGCCGCAAAGTAGCAGTTGCTAGTGATGCGTTTCGCCTTAATAATCTGCCAAAAATGCCATCAGTTTCAAAGGCGCCAGCAGCATCTTTGTAATATAAAATTGTGGCACTACCAGTATAAGTAGGAAGATTGGCTACAAAACTTTTATTGGCATCATTTAATGCAGTGGTTTCCAAAAGGTCCAAGTCTGCGTTCATGGACCATGATGTAACCTTGGCGATGGTAGAACCACCGACCACCATTTTCCCATTTCGTCCAGTGAAATAAGTCATAGCACAGTCACCTACTAATTAGTCTAATTGTTCCAACGTGTCTTATTGAACAAACACGCTAATTAAGACCACCTGCACAGTGCTAACACCTCTTTTTACATTGGTAATAGTGGGAGGCTCTTTATATCTCCAAACGTTGGCAGTGGGTCCAATATAGGTGCCAGAGTCACTTGTCCACCCAGCAAATGTATTGCCTGGAAGTCGAAATGTATCAAACCCTCCCTTTGTATCATCATATTTCTCTCTAAATTGATTTGCCACGCTGTCTGGTAAGTTTTCGTAGGTAAGTTCAAGCTCTAAATTATTTCGCCTATTGCCATAAAGACGCCGAATTTCAGCTCCATTATTGAGACGGAAAGTTTTAAGCGGCCATGGACCAAGATTTAGTGATCGAGAAGTGGGCGTGATGTCTGGAAGACTCATGATTAGTTTGCTTCGACGGTGAAACCAATTTGTCCACCGCGTACCACCTCATATGCAATTTTACTGTAATCTGTGCCGCCATAAAGAGGAAAATAACTGGCAGTAATCATTACCATTCCATCTTCATCTAACTGAAGAGATTCAACCGTGTACACTTCTTCCCTATTAATGTCTTTGCGAAGACAGAACATGGCATTGCGCTGATTAAAAGCCATTCCATCCTTTACCAAAATAGTTGTATCCTGCACATCTTGATTTGTCCTGTCCCATAAAAACACCGGGTGGTTTCCATCTGGAATTGGCTCAAAAGAAACAATGGTGCCACCAGCAAAGTTACCTTTGCGCGGATCATTTGCATTGTCATCTTGATCGTCTAAGATGACGCCATTATTTGCATCGGGATCAAAAATATTACTTTGCGTTACAACGCGAATGTAATCGCCTGGAGCCAATGCAATGCCATATGGCACAGCCTTGAAGCTAATAGTATGCGTAATATTTCTGCGTGAACTCAACAAATACTTGGCTGCCTGCTCTGCATGGATGCGTGAAGTAATGTGAGTGAAATCAAATTGCTCAATAGGAGCATCAGCTTGGTCGTTGTAGTAGACGACAATATTTTTTTCTTCCGGGAATTGATTCGTCTTTTCTTGCCTATAACGAATGGACGCCTTGAATGGTTTTCTGTCGTCAGCAGAAATGTGCTGCAGCTCAAAGGAGTCTTCAATAATATTGCCATCAGTAAACATTGCACGAATTGGCACGCTTACCAATGGTTCAATAGATCCAGTGCGCTGAGCGGGTAATGCCGGAGTAATAGCAATCTTCCCATTGCGAGTGGACAATGTGCATAGTAATGATGGGACGATGGAAGCAATAAAATCCCTAAGATTTTTAGGCTCCGTAATTACATCGTCGTAATACAAATAATTACTTTCAAGAAATTTTGCGGTTTCTTGAAAACTCTCTACATCAACCACTGAATCACCAACTAATCCTCCCATGCCAGCTTGCTTGTTGGTCAGCAAATAATACACAAGATCCGTAAATATATTCGACGGACCAACCGCGTAAGGCTTTCCAGTGCTCCTTACAAGCTCCACTTGAATGCCATTCTTTTGATATAAATGAAGCTGCTCCAACTGGCTCATGTTGCGTCCGCTGCGAATGCGAAGACCGGCCATTGCGCATCCTTCATAAGTGGGAATATTTGTTGGCGTAAGGCTTTCATTTACATATACCACTTCATGCTCCGGGCCATTGTCGCAACTCCTGCTAATTAAATCTCCATAGTGCGAAACTTCAGCGATGGCAGAATTACCTTCAAAAATACGTTCGTACTGCCCAGGTGCCACGGTTGCATTAGGCAGCTTTCCAGAGATGCCACGAGTAACTTCAAAATGAAAAACAACAGAATCAATAGGATTGATTAGTGATTTTGTAATCGTAAATACGTCTCCCTTGCTCCACTTAAAATTATTATCAGATGTGACATTAATTGGCCGAATATCAACAATGCGCCAAAACAAATCTCTGTCACCTGACGCAGTTCCTTTATACACTTGAATGTCCATTTTTAATGACATTTCCTTGGAGAGGCCACTCTTAGAAAGGGCAACACTAAACAAGTTTGCTTCTGGATTTGTGAAAGTGTAAATACTGCCCTCGCCAATGCCTCCCCATGGGATATCGGGAAATCCCTGTTCAGAAGCATTTGGATCGGCGTCCTTATTAATAGCCTTGCTAATTGCGTTGCTTAATTGGTTTGGAGATGCCGTACTTCCGTTGCTAAGCAATGTTGCGCGAACAAATTTTACGCCAATTTCGGTATCCGTATAATACTGAGCATCCTTATCAATATTTGTATTAATCAATTCATCATTAGTAGCAAAGCTGCTTATTTGATCCTTTGTTCCCTTGGTATAAACAGTGAAGGGACCATAAGGCGTCTGCTTTGTTTCTTGAGGCAAGAATGACGCCTCGGCGTTAAGCCTGAAACAATATTGATCTCGCCCAATAATATGAACAATTTCAGAAGATGATACTGGGCGCAATTGATACTCAAACTGATCAAAATTATGGGCAATGCGAATAAAGTTAAATTTATCCTGAGGAGATGAACCTGTGACGCAAAATGGGATGTCAGTAATCAAATGCCAGTCTTGAGAAGAAGAAGCATTGGCGGGCTTTACGTAAATAAAGAAAAACGAAGCCCTTGTGGTATATGTTTGTAATGTACCAGCAGACAGTATAATATTTTTGCTATCAAAGTTATCAAGAGCCTCCGGTTCTGGAAGGTTTGTAAAGTTACATAAATTATTGAAACGCAACCAAACATTAGACTTAATCCCTATTTCCGTGTATTGACACTTGCGAGTGTTCTGGAACGAAGCCACCTCTGCCTGACACAAGGGAAACCATGGAGCCCCAATATCTGTACCGACTGCAGCCCTGCTGCGCGGAAGTGGAGTGGTGCTATTGACATATGATGGATTGCAAATGCCAATGCGGCCAAAGCCAAGTTTATCTGGATAAACTTCAACACATTTTAATTTGATAGAAAATGCCTTCCTGGTGCGCTTATTATAAATTTCATCTGCTGGTGTTCTTGAGTCGACAATAAATTTACAATTGCCCACGAAGAAATAAGTGCCACGCTGCAACACCTCGTCGTATTTTTCAAGCTCAGACTGCGATGTTGTGATTATTTCAGTGTTATCAAGGCCCCGCGTATCTATGTTGTCTTCATCGATATAACTTTCTGCGTAAAACTGTCTTTGAAGCCGCTGCGCATTATATATAAGAGTAATAGTATCTCCTTTTTGAATAGTTCTATATTCCCCGTTGTCTCCAGTGAATGAAGTGGCGTAATTATTATGCAATACAATTCCAATTTGCCTCGGATAATTCCTGCCAATGCCATTCATGCTGGTATTGCCACAAATCATCACACGCTTAGCCCTATTGCTATCTCTTGTTTCGTCTGTGTAGTCATCAATGTTGCTTATAATTTGCCAATTTAAGCGTAAAGGTGTGCCATTAGGAATAGCTCCATATACGCCAAATTGAAGCTGCGTAGAAGGAGAAAAACAGTGACTAAAGCCGGCTGCGTCACCACCAGCAAAAGACGGGGCATAGAACGCAGAATTAGGAGGACCATCATCCCCCCAATCTCCATGGCGATGGTGCGTCGCAACAAGCCTACTATCATTTGCATAGCCAATGCCATTACTATTTGCAGCAGCTCCCTGATAATAAAACCATCGATAATCAGAAGGAAGAAGGGAATCAATGGGAGACTGCCCAATATAAACACCAGCTCGATCTTCTGCAATTTCTGCTGCAGTGGAATAAGGGCCACGCCCCATTTGGCCTTGCCCTGCTAAGAACATCATATCGATGCTTTGAAAACGTCCCCAGCTATAAGAACGAGACCATACAAGCTTGGGGCTAATCATTACCCCGCCAATGTATTGACGCAGGAATCCTTGATAAAAATGCTTTGTAAAAACAATGGGGATGGATTCGCCGTAGCGAGAAATATCTTGTCCCGCTTGAAAACCAAAAGTGGGAGCAAATCTATCACGCCCGACAATGCTATCTAGCTGTCTATTTCGTTGTTTTGTTCCACCGGCTTCGGGAGGTTTTGGAGCAAGAAAATAACTCGCTGCAGTGCTGCCAATGGAAATAATAATTGATGCAATAATCCACGCCGTTTCACCATTGACAATATCAGGGATGCCTTCGTACGCTGCTGGACGCTCTTTGGAGCGCAGCATCACTTCTTCTTTAAAAGCGCAATATTCCTCAGGGCTACAGCCAAGTAATTCTATGAGCTGCCTTTCGTAAGGCAGGATCGGCATCGAAAAACGTGACATGGAGGAATTGCGCTCAATGGACACCAAGAAACAGCTCCTAAGTCTCTATTAATGTAAAGGATGCCTGATTGCCACACCACGGCAAAAACGTGTGTTTTGTCTGGTAGCAGCAATAAATCCCCGTCCTGGTAGGGTGCTTGTATCCTAGCGCCCCATCGCAAAATTGCTTTCGCTATATACCTATTTGATGCCACATACCATTGATTTTCAAACGCTGGCGAAGGAATACCAAGATAACGCCAAGTGGCATATACCAAATGAATGCAATCAATTTCAGTTCCGCTTCCATCTGCACCGAGCTTATATGGGCGCCCAATTAGGGATGAAGGCGAGATTGTCATGCCATACGGATGGAAGCAGTGGTTGGCAATGGTCCAAAAGCTCCTTCTGTAATTCTTCTGCGAGGCACATCAGCTCCAACAGCATCCAATACTGAACCGAGTTGAATCTCCAATCGTGGCCCAGCCCATCCCGCGCTAATTACTTGTCCTGTGTATGAAGAAAGGCGATTGTTTTTTGCACTATTATCAGGGTCAACAATTAACGTGTCCACTTGTGCCACCCATCTTCTTCCTGCTCCTAGTAAAGCAGTTGTCCAGACTCGGACCACTGCATTGTTAGGAAAAATTAAGGATGTGCTTTCGTTATCACCGTTCCTAGAAACAGTAACGCCAGTAAAAGCAAAAGGTACAAAGTTGTATTTAGCTTGCCCTCCATTGCCATTATCGTAATCTACTTGCTCGTTAATAAAGAAATTTTGCCCTCTATAAACTCCATTTAAAGAGCCATTTTTGGCCACTTCGTAAAAAGTGACATATTGAGCGAGAGCTAAACGATCACTGAAGAATGGGTAGTCGCGAGCAGTCATTTGTTAAATCCCAACACGAGAACGAGTGGTTTGTGAATTACGAAGCTTGCGGAGTGTGCGCTGTTCACCCTGTAAAGCGCCTTGCTGCACTGCGCGAGACATGCCTTGCTGGAATTGATCGGCAGTGACGTAATCAATGCTATTGATACGCTCTACAGTGTATCTCACGTCGATTGGGCTTGTAACCATTATTCCACCAGTTTCCATGGAGGATACATCCCTTCCAGCGGGAATCACACCAGCCCCTCGTGCGCCTGCATTGTAACGCTTCATTGCACCTTCCATCTTGGAAGATGGGATGACAAATTCGCTTTCGCCGCCTTCGCCAACGAGTCCAAGAGTGGGACCAGCAACCATGCCGCCGTTGGCGAATGCTTGGAAACCGCCAGAGAGGAATCCGCCATTCGCAATGCCAGTCATGCCAGTCAAGGGACCCTCCATTGAATACTGACGCATGGGAGCAAGAGTTCCTTCGCTGATGCCCGTTTTTGACATGTCAGCGTTTGAGCCTCCTCCCATTCCTGCAAACATTTTTGCAACACCAATAGCAATGTAAGTGGCAATCATTTGCGCTGCTGCTTGAGACAGTGCTTGCGCAACGCTTTGCAAGAAGTTGGCAAATACTTCTTTTGCAGTGGCAGTGCCTGCAATCATTCCCGCCACACCCTCTGTCAAAACATTGGCAAAAGCTCCGCTAATGCTTTGAATGGCGCCCTGCAATCCCTCAAATACACTACGAAGTTTCATCGCTGCCGTCTCAATTTCAGCCAATTGGGCGGCATAATTTCTATCTCCATATTGTTCCATTGTCCTTTCAAAAACATTAGCCGCGCTTCCTGCGAAGCCCGCTTGCATACCAGCTCCTATCAGGTTTAAGCCTTGTCGCGCCGACTGCAAACCTTGCTCTTTTTCTAAAAGCTTTGCGTTTTCAATGCGTAATTGGATTTGCTGTTTTAAATTATCGATATCTGTTTGAATCAGTTTTTGTTCATCTGCCTTTAATCTTGCAACTTTTTCTTCAATGATAAATGATGCTTCTTGTTCAGGTGTTAAATCGCTATATCCCTTTTTCAATCTTTCAATCAATGCATTTTGCTTGTCAATTTCCATATTTTCGCTGCGCAGCGATTCGATGAAGGGCTGGCGCAGTTCTAATTTGGCGCCCTTTACCGCAATATCACGCTGTTTTTCGGCAATAGCCAAGCCATTGGCGAGTTTCACTTCTTGATCTTTAATCGCTAAAGCTTTATCGGCGGCACTTAAATTATCCTTTTGGATTTTCTCTGATTCCAATCGGAATCTTTCCTGTAACTCAGCTCTTTCAGTTTCAAGTGTCAATTCAGCAAGTTTAATATCGTAAGAAGTTTTTGAAACCAAATTGGCTTGCAATTGCTGATCTAATACTTGTTTTTCTTTATCAAAACGCTGCTTAATAAAATCGAGCTGACTTCTATTATATTCATCAAGTTCTTTCCCTTTCTTTTTCTTTCCTTCTCCTTCGCTAGGTGGAATTGCACCAAGTACAGCAGGGGTTTGCGCCAACTGTTCTTCTGCTTTAATTTGCCGCTGCCTAAAGGCCGCCTCTGCTTGAAGTCGCTGCGCTTGAGGAGCCAAAGCCATTACCTCGCTTCTCTTCACGTAGATCGGGCCACCTGGGGTCTGTTGCGAGCGAATGGCGCCAAGTCCCTGAAGTTGCTTAAGTTCTCTTTCGCTCACGGGAACAAGACGATCTCCGCCTGGTTGCTGAGTACCACCACGCCCTGCAATCGCTCCAATTGTTTGATAGGCCGACTGCGCCTGCTGTTCGGCTGCGCGAGCTTCCGTTTGTGACATTGAGCGAATAGCCTGCACCGCACCCATCGCCTTTGCTTTGGTATCAGCCAGTGCCTGGTTCATTGTCAGGAATTTCTCAATGAGCATACTGATACCAACAACAACCAAGCCAACGCCAGTTGTCGCGAAGAAAGTGCGCAAGGTGATACCAGCAGTGCGGATGGAAGCTGCAGTAGTTTGCGCTGTAGCGCCTGTTGCAGCCATCATCCCCCTGAACGCTGATAAAGTCGAAGTACCAGAAGCAACTCTTGCATTGAAAATTAACAGTTGCAATGCATTAGCAGCCCACAATCCACGCATCACGCCAAGCGCAATATTGATGGGAAGAGCAATCGCATAAAGCTTTGCAAGATAACCAACAATTGGATTGCCAGCAATTTGCAAGAATACCTTGCCAACATCAAGAGCAACTCTTGCAAGTTCTCCCAATTGAACAACAAAAGTAGACACGTTTTGTCCAATGCCATCAAATGCCGGACGCAGCCGCTCCAGCTCTTGAGCAATAGCAAATCCTCCTGCTGTTTTTGCTGCTGTACCAGTAAAAAAGGCATTAAGTCCATCGGTAAGCTGTTTGATGCCGTCCGTCATCGGGGCAACAACGCTATTCAAGAATCCCACTGCAACAGGTTCAAAGCTCTCATAGAAAAGAGCCATTGAGTTTTGCATGCGGTTCATTACGCCCTGGAAAGTTCGCGCCGCGCCTTCAGCGCCAGGACCAAACTCTTTATTCATTACAACAGTTACATTTTTCAGCAATGCAACCATTGCCTCTCCTTTATAGGCGCCATCTTCCAAGGCAGCGGAAAAGTCTTGAATGGCCTTAGGCCCTTTAAATCCTGCTGCTTCAGCAAACAAAGCCATTGCACCAGGCAGAACATCGCCCAACTGACCTTTAAGTTCTTCGCTCATCACTTGCCCCTTACTAGCCATCTGAGCAAAGGCATAGTTAACGCGATCAACTTTATCTGCGCTCATGCCAAACGTGGCCGCAGCTTTTGTAATGCCGGTGAATAAGTCTCTGATTTCGTTTCCACTGAAACCAGCGGGAGCCATGGAAGCGTATAGCTTAGTAAAGCCATCACGTGCTGATTGCAAAGGCACGTTATATTTCTCCATGAGTCCGAGCAAAAGCTCATTAGACGCCCGAGCCTCTTCAGTGGAAGGAGTGACTGCATTTAATGTATTCCTAAAACTTTGTAATTGTCCAACTGCTGCACCCACTTGCGCTGGAAGATTTTGAATGAATGCAAGTAATTTATACGCCTGGCCAAACAACACAACTTGCTTAGCGGCAAAACCAAACTCCTGTCCAAGCTCTCTAATTGTTCCAGTGCCAGGTAGATTCACTCCTCCAATGGCGCGACCAAAATCACCAGCGCCTGGAATCATGCCACCAAAGCCACCAAATCGTCCACCACCGCCGCCGGCAGGAGGCTGCGCACCGCCTCCCGCCATCGACGGCTGAGGTACAATTGCCCCTCCAGTTGCATAGGGAACAATGGCGCTAGTGGGACGCGCCCCGCGATACGCATAGCTGTAAGGAGAAGGAGTGCGACCAGCCCCACCTCCGATTACATCCATGCCACGTAAATCCGAGCGCATGCGGGCTTCACGTTCGCGACGCGCCATCATTTCTGCGCGGGTTTCGCCGCCAACTGCACCTGTTGAATAAACGCTGGGAGCACGACCAACGCCAGCGGGAAGTAAGCCAGCAATACGACTGGCCCCAAGTAAAGGCTGTTGTGTTGCTCCAAGGCCAATGCGAGTGCTTCTTACTTGCTGCTTAAGAGAGTCAACAAAAGCAAATGCGGCTCCACGTAAAATTGTTTTCAGCTCGTCACTTAATGCAGTAGGTAAATAACGTTGCGCACCAAATGCAGTGCCAGGCAATGCAGAAGGAATGGCTCCAGGCGGCAATGCTCTACCTGTTCCAGACGGACCAATTGAAACATTGCGAGGCGGCACTGTCGCAGGGAAATTAACGCCAGGCAATGCGCGGCGTTGAGCAGCTTCGGCCCTGATAGCAGCAGGGTCAATGCCTGCCATGCGGAACATGCCGCGAGCAATAGTATCGAGCACTTTCATGCGTGCCCGCATTAGCCCTTCTACTGCATCGAAGGCTTTATCCATCGAGGACATCATGCCCTGCTGGAAACCTTCGCCTACATTTTGGCCAATCTTCTTAAATTCACGAGAAGGCGATGCAATGCCAAGAACATTCTTTACCGTCTTAATTAAAGACTCTCCAAGATATTCGGCTGCTGCTCTCAACTTTTCGTCTTCGCTCTTAAGGCCATTAAGAAGACCTTTTACGCTATCGCTGCCAACCTCTTCTAGTGCTGCCACCGCAGAAGCTTTTGTTCTCGCTACTTCTTTGCTGTATTCAAGGATGCCAGCCCTAGCCGCTGCACGATAAAGCCTTTCTACATCTTTACTGCCAATACCCCCAGATTGTGGGCCTTTTAACAATTGACCAAGCCCAAGCTGTTGATTGATCCCTTGCTGAGCGGTGCCTCTGGATCTTCCTAGCTCATTCAGAGCTTTAGCCAATTTAGACGCATTCTCAATTTCAGCCTTTAAATTAGTGTTAACATTAAGCGTATAATTTCTGCGTCTAATATTTGCGCCAAGAGCATTAAGCTCGTTTTGCACACTACGCCTATCAAATCTAATTTGCACTGGCAATGGAGTGCCAGCAGCAGCTTGTCCAAGCCCTGCTAATTGCTGCCTGAAAAATGCCAGGTCAAGACTTACCTTAAGCTTCAATTCGGCGTCTTGAGCTGCCATCTTGCTTTCTAATCACATTCCCTTCATTCAATAATCATTGCTCTTGATTACGCCCAGAAAAAGCTTTTAAATCATCGGCGAGCAATGCAATCACCCTGCCGTCCATTTTTCTTGTCTTCATTAAACGTTGAAGAACAATCAAGCTGGCATCAGTAACGCCAGTATCTTTCTTGATGGCTTTAGTGTCAAAGGGCAGAAAGTCTTCCGGCTTAATTTTAGACTTGCGTCCTACCATCATGCCAGCGGCCATAGTGCCAAGCTTTGCAATAGCAACGCTCTGCACATTGTATTTTGCAATGTCGTGTTTGTCTAAATATTTCAATGCACGCTTAATGTCAGACAATGGCTGCCGACCAAATTGATCAGCATGCCATCGTCTATCATGAAAATCCGACGCAGAAAGTCGGAAATAAATTTCATTCCAATCTGTCAGTCCCTTTAACTGGTTACGCGCTCGCGCTTCCAGCATTTCTGCTACTGAGGAGAATTCCTCTTCGTTGCTTTTTTTGCGGCCACTGCCTCCTGCGTCTCAGCATTTTGTTCTTCGGCAATAAATTCAACCACTTTGGCAATGGCTTTGCGAGGCAGATTTTTGGTATCATCCAATTCCCAATCAGAAAGGTCTTGCCATTCCCCGTCAATTAAGCCTTGACCGCGAGAGCGAATAAAGGCAGTAACCATACGAGCGTTAGTGCTTTCCACTGAAGAGCCGCTGGTAATCATACTGAGGGTTTCTTCCGTGTATTCGGAAAGAAGCTCAGCCTCAGTAATAGAGCCGCCACCGCCTTGAAGTAAACCGAAAGCTTCGTCTAATGGGATGTCCTTTGCAGTGGCAATACGCTTAGCCAGTTGCACAGCTTTAATAGTAGCTTGGCTTTGCAGTTTACTAATTTCTTCCTGTTCAATGGCTTCGGCCACAAGCCAACCACCGTATTTCTTGAGTCGAATTTCGGGAAGAAGCTCACAATAATCTTCAGCTTTAGTTTGCAGAAGGAAGCTGTATTTGCTCATGATCAAGAACGTTTAACAATGCGTTGAACACCTTCACTCTTTCGCTGTTAGAGCGAAATTCCTTAGGCACTTCAACCAGCATTGAATGATTTTCGTTGCTTATTCTAAGCGTCTCTTCCCGGCAAGAAATAAGGCATAATATGCCAACGTCTAGAGCCATGCCGTTAAGCTCGCAATTAATGGCATGCACAGTATTATCCTGGTTCCATAGATAATCGATGTTCATTTGCCCAATGCTTTACGTATTCGCGATCTTAGCTCCTTGCTTACATTGCTACTTGCAAATAGATCGCGCTGCTGAAACACGTCTGTCCACTGCCTTGGCGCCAAATTAGTTGACAGTCCTTCATGAACATACCACGCATAGCCTCTTCCTGAACTATTCTTTGCATCCCAATCCCACGATGCAGTGATATCTATGCTTCCTTGCGTAATTTTAAAGCTATCCCTACCACTTCTATAAAGATCGCCAAGATCGAAAATATTACGTGGATCCCTGGCAAGTTCTCCGCTTTTCCTTTCTGTCTCTCCAGGATAGTTCCACTTGTCTTCCGTAAATTGTCCGCGAAAATAATCGTTCGCATCAAAACGTGCCCAAGTTTCAAAAGCTTGCGCTAATTTTTGCTCAAGAATTTTTCCGTTAATAATTGAGCCTCCATTGATGATTCCACTCATGGCGCAATTAAATTACGGAGAATTAAATCTGGAATCAAAAATCGACAGCGCTCATAGGCAATATCATCTCCCTGAAAATATCTTGGCGTGGCATCAGGAAAACGTCTAACCATTCTGTCCATCGCTGTAGCGAGCGTATTGCTACTGGGTGTAAATTGAGTTAAAACCACTTCCCATACTTGACTCACTTTTACAGTGCCTCCCAATGGAGAGCCAGGATTAAGGATTGGAAACTCTCTCATTGTCACTTCCAGTCCCTTCACTTTCCATTCGTGCGGCACGCTTTGCCTTCCCACTACGTAAACAGCAGGAAGCGTTGAATTATTTGGCAATGTATAAGTGCCAATTAAATTAGGCGATGCGGAAAGTAGCTCAGTAACCACTTCCCGAAGTTGTGCAATGTTCACAATAAAATAGCCTCCCCGTAAGGGAAGGCTAGCAAAGATCTATGGAAAGATGAATCAGCTATTAGGAGCAGTCGGGATGATCGAGCCAGTCTCGGAGGCATTCTGATGAATGCCAATGCGACCACGGCTAATCAGATCGAAGGTGCATTCCACGAGGTTATCAGCAGGATAGCTCTCGTTGTAGTTCATCACGCGACCCACGTAAGCCACTCGGTCATAGTAATAAGTGGTGCCTGAAGCGCCAAGCTGCTTGTTGATTTCCACGTACACCTCAGCGTTCTTGTCATAACGAGCCGAGCTGATCACCTGGAAAGCCTCGTCAAAGCTATTCGGCACAAACACGGTGCCATCAACATCCTTTTGGAAATAGGAAGTAATGGATGCAGTGGCTTGGCTGGTAACAATTACGCTATCAGCAAAACCACCGCCGCCAAGCAGGTAGAACTCAGTATTGCCATCATTGAAGGCAACAGAAGCCGTGGTAGCAGCTTGCAGAGTGTAAAGAGTGGGAGCGCCGCTTACGCTGAAGGTGGCGCCGCTCTGGGTGATTACGGGGCGGCTGGTGCCACTGATCGAGCCAACACGCACAATCACGTCTTGGCTCTTCACCAGTTCTGTGGGATGGTAAAGCATGAGAAGATCCTCAGCAATGGAAAGAAAAGTGATTAAGCGTTATCAACGCTTCCTTTGCCAATTAGTCTAAAAATTCCTCTAATTGGCGTGCCGAGGAACTGCCAATAATGAATAGCAATCTCCTCGTTTGGCAACAGTTCAAAGCGCCCTTCTCTTCCATTGATCGTTGCTTGAGCAGAATCACCAGGCGTTACGCCGGAAAGCGTTAATGGAGAAGTGAGACGCCCCTCCATGTAGACAGCAGTTTGATCTGCACCAAGCAAATAATCGTACTGAGGATTACGCTTCTGCCTTAACGTGGCGTAATAAGTGACGCCTGTTGCAACGGCAACGTAATTTCCAGTTTCGCTATCAAGTGCATAGCCTGAAGCCACCGACCATACCAGTGTGGAATTGGCAAGTGGCTCCAGAAAATTGCTCATACAACGAAACCAACAGAAGAAGAAGGCAGCGTATTCAGCATACGCTTAAACTCTTGACCGTATTGAGTGGCATCTAGCCCCTCACCATACACCTTGCCTTCAGTGGCACCAATTTGAATGCCCATTTGTGCAAGTTGGATGGCAATGATATGAGCAGCAAGAAATTTAACTGCTCTATCAGTTTGTTCCCCAAACACGTCTGCAGAAGCATCGTAGGTGGCTTCAGAGATGGCGCCATTCACAATTCCCGATGGATGGGGAGTGAATTCAGGGAACCGCTCAAGAAAACTCGCATAAGTAACGGCCATAATCAGGCTTTCCCAATGCGAATGTTTTCAATGCGCTTATTAATGGCATTGCGCACGCGCACGCGGCCTTCAATCTTTTTCCAGCCATTCAATTGATCTGGATCATGAATGAGTTCAATCATGCGGATGGCTTCCACCATTGGCATCTGAGAAAGCGTTTGCACATCTTGCGGAATGTCTTCCACCATGATCTGCTCTCGCACTTCCTCAATGGCTCCAATGTTCATAAGGCGTTTTACTGCCTTATTCTCACGAGCCACTTTCCATTGATGTTCTGGAATATCTTGATTAAGACCAGGCGTGAGTTGGATCATACCTGTTTGCGTAATAATGCCAAACCCGCCTTCACGGGGCGGGTTTTCAAGTTCGGGACGATAAGCAATTAGCATTGTTCAAAAAAAACAATTGTTCATAGCTTAACGTCCCTCCCTTGATTAACTATCCTCAGCTAGAAGCCTGAACGTAGATAACGCTCTTGGGATAGTACAGAGCCACGCCACCCACGCGAGCATGAGCGGGAACGATGAACTCAAGGCCGCGCTGTTGGGGCGGGAAGAGTTCCAGGGGCTGAGGAATGTGCAGTTGCACTTTCTCGGGATCGCGCTTATACACAACCATGCGGTTGGTGTTCAGCACGCTGTTATCAGCATCCAGTTGGTTGATGGGCTCAACATTGCGGATGTAGGGGTTGGTGCGCAGGAAGTATTCCAGCACGGTCACATCCGAGGAGTCGGAGTTGCGAGTGGTGCTCACCTTGTTGTAATCCTCATAAGCCATGAGGATAGTGTCGGGCTGCTCCTTCATTTTGGAGCCATTGATAATGGCAGTCACGCCATAGTTCAGCAGCTCAAGCATTTCCTGGGCGGTGATGCTTGCAGTGGTGAACCACTTATCAGCGGCCACAACATCCACGGTGGAGTTGTTGAAGAAACCGGAAAGACCCACGGTGCTCTCACCGAACAGGGCCACTTCTTCCACCTTCTCTTCATAGGCACGACGCACAGCAGCAGCACGACGCTGCTCCAGAGCGATGTTGGCCATCTGAGCGGCACGCAGTTCCTGCACGGTATAACCGAAGGAACCACCGAAGGAGCGGATGTTGATGCTCTTCTCGGTCTGGCTGATGTCAGCACGGGGCAGATCATCAGCAGCATCAGCGATCAGCTTGAACTCACCAGTGGAGTCCATGATGCGGTAAGTGAAGGTCTGAGCGCCAGGGCCAGCTTCACTGGTAACAGGCAGAATGGTCGGATACTTAATATCCGCATACTGCACTTCAAACACTTGGGGGCGGATGTACTCAAGCTGACGCTCAAGGAACAGACCCGCGTCATCCATACGGAATTCAGACATTGTTAGGGCCTCCTATCAAGAATCAGCGGAAAGAGTAAAGCTGGGGCCATTCAGCTCCAGAATTGCAATGCCGCTGGAAGTGGTGGTGCTCAGGAAGCGTGCGCCAGCGAGGCGAACGGTCTTGCCAGAAGCAAAAGCATGCGAAAACTGACCAGCCTTGCCAGTGCCACTGGCGGAATACAGCACACGCACGGGGCTCTTAGGAGTTACAGCGCCGGTCACATAGACGGCCACTGCGCCTTCGTTGGCCACGTTCATCACCTGCTGATTCTTCACGCCAGGACGGCTATTGGTGTCCAGGGCGGTTTCATCAACATAGGTGAGCACGTTTACGCCAAGCACGGTATCGGAAGCGCCCGAGATAGTGCAAGCGGAATTTTCAACAGTACCAGCGTTGTTATAAACAACAACGTTACCAAAAGCCACGACAGCACCAGTTTCATTGACGCTAGTGCCAATGGTGTTGCTGCGAATATCGGACAGTTGACCTTCCAGCAGTGCGGTGTGCTCCAGAGCGTAGCTCTGTTGCACGCCACCAGCGGAGGCAGTGCCCGAAGCAGAGAAAGTTACGGCCATGATTACTTAGCCTCCTTGGAGATGGAAAGGGGCTTCTTCCATGCATTCTGCAGCATGTCCATATAGGCAGAGGGTGCAGAAACAGGAGAAGCAATGGAAGCTACGGCTTTGCGCAGCTCGTCGGTGGTGGCAGAGTCAGAACGGCCCTCAGAGAGAGTGTCAAACATTGCCTGCACGTAGTCATCGCTCTTCTCAGAGAGATCAAGCTCATCACCACGCACTGCCTTGATGGAATCAACCATCACTTCACGGGCAGTTTTGCCAGCGAATTCATAGGCGCTATCCAGAACAGGCTTGGCTTTCTCAACGAGAGCCACGCGCTCTTTAACCAGGGAATCAAGATTGATTTCCTTGGCGGCAGCCAGTTCAGTCTTCAGTTCTTCGATCTGCTCAGCCAGTGCATCAGCACGACCCTCAGCGGAATCGCACTTGCCTTGCATTTCCTTTCCCATAGCATCCATTTCGGACTTCATGGAATCGGCAGCGGCCTGCAGTTCGTCGTACTTTTTCTTCATGTCCTCGTAGGACATCTTGGCGTCTTCACGTTCTTTAGTGATCGCAAGAGCAACGCTCTCCGTCACTTCAAACTCGGCGCCATCAAAAACGACTTTTGCAGTCATTAGATGGTCTCCTGTATTAGAGATTAAAGATGGGTCAGCAGCATCTTGGCGATCAAGATGGAGCTTCACTTGCGGGCCAGCGCGGCCCCGGCGGACAACAGCGATGTGATTACCGATGATTTCTTTTTGGATACCATCGTAATGTTCGCCGTTTTCTGTAACGCCGGGCGTGGGATCATAATTCACCCTATAGCCCGCGCTTACCTCACGAGCATCCCCCTTCATGATGCGCTTAATGGTATCTTCGTCAGTGATTGTCATCACTGCCTTCACGAAACCATTGTCGTATACCACTTCAGTGCCACTAAATCCTACTTGGTAGTCTTTAGTATTCTCGGAATCGAGAAGCACAGGGGGGTGTTCCGAAGTGATTGCCTTGCCCGCAAATGAAGCAAGGCTTTCGGGAGACGCCACTTCTGTCTCGGGACGATATTCGCGACGAATGGAACCATCACTATCTGTGTAATGCTGGATGCCAGTGCGTGCGATAGAAGCCCATGCCCGAAGATAACCTTCTGGCGTGAGTTCGTATTTCTCAATAGGAGAGAAATCGTATCGGCAAGAAATGGTGCTCATATTCATACTTTATCAAGAAGCGAATGTTATACTTTGTAAGCTTATGCAAAACGGAATAAAAGCTTGTGATGTTTTTGGCGCGTAGTGCAACGGATGCTCTTAAACTTCCCCACCAGGAAGCACGCATTCTTATTGCTGGTCGCATTAAAGAAGCCCGGCTAAATGCCGGACTCACTCAGCATGATGTGGCAAAAGAACTGCACATCAGTCAAAGTTCTTATTGCCGCATTGAGAAGGGCACCGCCCCGCCAGATTGCGTACAGATTCGCACTCTCAGTGGTCTCTATGGAATTAGCGTGTTGTGGCTGATGGGCTATCCATCTTTCATCGCAAAAATCAATTAGTTTTCTCAATAAACAGCACTTATTGAGAAACGTAATAATCAATCCTCGTCGTCGTCTTCGCCGCGAATACTGGCAAGTTGATGCTCAATGTCTTCCATAATGTAGGACTTTGCCATTGCCTCAATTTCAAAAGTCAAGAACTTTGTCGGCTCAAAATGAGGGTCGGGCTTCTCGTAAACGCTCATCACATAAATGTGTGTTTCATCTAGCCGACCATTTTTGAAGCATTGCTTTTCGACCAATTCCCATCGTGAAGTATTGCGATGTTCATTGGCAGAAAGAATTGAAAGCGCCTTTAAAAGACCAATACCTTCGTCCTCTTCTTCGATGACGCGCACATATTCGCTCATTGGTCTTTTTTGCGATTTTCTACCATCTTAATAATGCGATTTGCCCACGCCCTACCAGCATCGCCGCCCCATAAATCCCATGCAATTTTTCCAGCATCATCTTCTTCGCCACTCTTATTCTTTTCATGGCGAGAGAAGAATGCGGCCATGCGCTTGATTGTCTCATAGCTCACATTCTCTCCATTGGCCAGACTTGTAGCTCTCGCCACGCCACTGCCAATGCCCTGCTTGCCCGCTTCTTGCGTCGTCAAGCCTCCTTTGCCATATTTCTTGCGTAGCTCTAAGCCACGACGGGCAGCAGATCGAACAGCAGCAGGAGGGGCAAAGCTTCCAGCATCACCCCTTAGCGCTTTTTTCCGCAGGAACCGTCTTCAGTTTTCATGCTTCCCATGCCTTCTTCTTCAGGGTCTTCAACTTCCATGCACATCATGGTGTCAACATAGGCATCCCAATACTCATCGCTTTTGTTCATGCGACTCATGCCAGCTTCCGAGAGGGCAATAGCAATGGCTTGTTTTTTATTCTTGATTGGCTTTTTGTCACTGCCCTTCAAAGTACCAGCCTTAAATTCGCGCATCACTTTTGCAATTTTCTTTTGCTTCGCGCTCATTTTTTTAGCGTCTTCGCGCCCTTCATTTTCGATAGCCATGGCACCTTCTTTGGTAGTTGTAATTGGACCGCCTTCTTCCCAGTCTACACATACACGACTGGCTGTACAAGTAATGTGATACAACGTGCAATAGCCACTTGCATCTTTCATGTCTTTAAATTCGGAACCAAGACTAGTAATATCAAACCGACCATGCCTTTGAATGCAATTCTGAATGACTGCAGTATCAATGTAATGCTCGCAATTATTGCATCGACGAGCCAAGGCATCTGACAGGCCAACTTCCCAACGTTTAGCTAGTTCTTGCCAATAAGCAGTGTTGGGTAGCGATGGATTAGCTGGCCCAAGCATTGCATTAGCAATGGCAAAGCGATGATTTGTTTTGTTTGCACTAGCGTCAATAATTTCTAATGGACATTCCATCGATTTGCAGCCGATCAATTAATAAATCCTATCGGAGCAGTGGCAATTTTTACGCCAGGAAAAATCCTGTCTCTGCATAAAACCATACCAGTAATCAAGCGTTCGGCAATGAACGCAATTGCACGTTTGTCATAGCCTTCAATGGAAAGAAAGTGTTCTTTGTGTTCGCGCCAAATTGGTGCAAGTCCAGCAAATAGTGTTGTCATGAAGCGCAGGTAGGCCTGCCTCGGTCCGCGTGCCATATTGCAGCCGATGAAAGAAGATTGCGCCCAGATTTTATCAATTTCTTCGCGAGTAAAAATCCACTTGCCTTCGTCTGCTAATTTGCGCGTAATTACTGGTGCATCAAAAGCAGAATGGCCACCATAAAACTGTTGTTCAAGCGTACAAGAAAATTGAGCTGGTTCTGGCACATACAAAGTTTCTGGGCAATACCATTGATCTTCCGGTTCTAGCCAATTGCGCCGATATTGAGCATTGCCAATATTGTTTTCTTTTGCATTAAGAATCATCCAATGCACGCACGAAAGCTCTCCCCATCGATCATTTAATGGAGACAGCACGGCATTTTCATCGTCAAAAGCATAACCTTCGGCACGAAGACTTTCGCGCTCTTCTTTGCTCAGCACGTGGCTTCCTCCCATAATGGGAACAATGCGAGACCTGGCCGTGTAACGCACTTTCTCCCCTGGGATGCATACCGCATAAATGGTGCTATCAACCATCGCCATACACCTTGCGGGCCTGCCACAGCTCATTGTAATTGTTGACGCCCTTGGCGCCAAGTCCAGTTAAGTCACCACCACCAGCAGGCTTACTCCATGCCATGATTGTGCCATCGGGAAGCACAAAGGCCCTATTCTTTTGTCCATGCGTAGGCGTTAGTTCAAGATAATCGCCATAGATAAAATCAGCTTGGCTTCCGTTCGCCGCCAAGGCTTTACCTAACAATGTAGGACCAGTGGGGCACAATGGAGTGATGCCATAGTATTGTTCTACGCAATTTGCCACAATCATCTCAATGGCAGTTTGCAAAGCGGGATTGTCGGGCTGAGAATAAAGCACTGTAGTTGCACACGCCCAGCTTGTGTAACTAAAGCGCTGAATATCACGGAAAGCAAGAAACTTAATACGATCGCCAAGTTCCACTGCATTAAAGGCCCTAATGCCAATATCAAAATACCAGCCGCCCAGCTTGTTCAACAAACAAAAACGACCAAGATCTGCCTTGTAAGAGAAGGGCTTAAGCGTATCATATGCCCACAACACTTCTTCTTCGTAATTATCAGCAATGAAAGCGCGAAGCGAATCATTGTTGTAAATAACATGCTTTGCTTCAGGGAAACAAGCATCAATAGTGCCCGTGGCGTGTTCCAAAAATGGACTAAGCTTTTCCGTTGGATCAGTGGAAAGAAAGATTTGTGAAATTTGCATAATCAAATAATTTTTGCAGGAGTATCAAAACCTTTGAATTCAGTCGCGGCAGACTTTGTATTAAGAGTGCGTTCTACCGCGTCAAGCAATTGCCCTTGAATATAAGGCCACGTGCAGAAATCTTCTCGCAGACGCTTGTAGCACCATTTCCCATCCTTTCTCAGTGCATCGCGGTTCTCATAGTAATAAGACAAAATCTCTGCAGCACTTTCCGGGTCAGGAAGAGGACGCTCAAGACCATAGTTTCTGTCTGTTTCGTAAGCATTGCACTGAATACGGGGAAGCTCATCAAAGATCTCCGCCAGGCTTGTATGATCTGGTACAACTTGCGTCACACCCACTGATCCATGTTCTGTATTAACCAACCCCCAACCTTCACCAATGCATGTATTCAAGCCAATGTCAACTGCGTTATACACTTTATTTAATTGCTCAACTGGCAGGCAGTTTTCAGTGGAGAAATGAGGGCTAGTAATAATCAGTTTCCCGGTGGCGTCAAACCCTTCGTCGCGAGCTACCCGCTTAAATAATGGAATTAAGTCCCATCCCATGTCTTTGCTGCCCATATTCAACCAAAGGCGAGCATCGTCCTTGTCTTTGGCAAACTTGATAAATGCCTTGATTGTCAAATCAATGCGCTTGCGTGGCTGATTCCTGTTCCCATTGAAAACAACAAATGCATCAGCGGGAATCCCTAAATCTTTTCGGCATTGCTGCTTATCAAGTGGGAAAAATTTATCAAAATCAGTACCATGCCCAATAATATCAATGGGCTTATCATATCCCATTAGACGAAGTTCTTTTTCGGCAAATTGCGTGTATGTGGCAAGACCATCCCACCCTTCCATCTGGCTTTTCAGCTCAGGAAATAGACCATAAGAATCAATGGGCGTATAAACAAACCACTTGAAAGGGATTTGTTCTTGCAAGGATTTGGCTTTCTGCCAAAGGCTAATGGCAATCCAAATATCATTCGTCACCCAAACCAGGTCTGGCTTTTCTCTTTGAATAATTTCATTAATCCGATGAGAACCAAATGGATCGGAACCATGCAACATTGCAGGATATACCCTGTATTTCTGTGCTTCTGAATGCGGGTCGCCATGGTAATTGACTGCTAGCACCGCCACATCATGTTCCTTGGCTAGCGCCGGCAGCAAATACTGAGCGACCCGCCCAAAACCAGTTTCTACAAAAGCGTCTCCGCAATAAAGAATTTTTGCCATGGTTTCCCAGAAATCTTCGTCATCATAAACAGCTTCTATACTTACGGCACAAGGAGAGAATCATGCTACCACCATCTTCTGTGCGCTTTTGTATCAGTACATGCCAGCGTTTTGCAGCTTATACACTTCCCGTCATTATCCCTTCTCTTACTCGCGCTGGTATTGGTACAAGCGAAATTTTGATCGTCAATGGTGGATGCGAGGACTGGCGCATTGATCATTATGGTGATGTACCAATGATCTGCACCCCACAAAATTCCTTTGAATATACTCCGCTCATTGAAATTGTTGAGCATAAGTTGACTAGTTCCTTCTGGTTTCTCTTGCATGACACGTGCATTGCTGGACCAGCGTTTAAAAGTCTGGTCTATGAACCTCCGGAAGGCTTTGAGAAGGTGGCGATGAAGCACACACCATCAATGAGCATTGGCCTTTACGGCATGGACTATCTCATGCGCCACAAAGACCGTCTCACGGCAATTAAGAACATGGACAGCTCGCCACCGGCGTTGCAAGCATGGAAGCAATGGGGAGTGCCGAATGAAGACTACATGCTTTGGAAGCTACAGGATTCACCTGCCGGCCTTTACCACCCCGATAAGCATGGCCCTGATGAATGGAATTATCAAGGGCATGCTGATATGTATGGAACTGGCATGTCTCGGCGCATAGAATACTTCCCACAGTTGGACCTGTTTAAAGCCAAGTCAAATTGGCAAGGAGTACAGCCAACGCTTTGTATTGACATTTGATGGCGCTCAAGATTGCAATTATTGGCGGCGGATGGACTGGATGCCATTTGGCTTCGCGCTTTATGAATGAAGCTGATGTGACATTATTTGAGCGCAATGAAACGCTCATTTCTGAAACATCGCTTATCAATCAAAATAGACTGCACTATGGCTACCACTATGCCAGAAATCATGCCACGCGCATGCTGTGTAAAAATACATTTGAACGCTTCATGATGGACTACGGCCATCTAACAGAAAACATCAATAATAATTTCTATGCAGTTTCAGAAGATGAGAGCCTGTTGGATGCAGACACTATTCGCTTGATTTTTAAAGACTGGCCTCATGCAGAAGCAGACGCAGGCTTGCTAAATCACACGTCCATGGTGATGCACACTATTGAGAAATACATTTCGCCAACGGCCACTGGAAAACATTTTGACGAATTATTGCTTCCCATTGTTCGGCGCGAAGAAATTAGCAATGGCTCATTGGAATTATTGCAGCAAGACTATGACTTTGTTTTTGATTGCACTAATAATGCTTTGCTGCCCCCTAGGGACGGTGATTATTTTGAAGCAGTTGTAATGTTTATTTATCGCCCCCTTAAAACGCTCCCATTTGGCGCTATTACTTTCATTGATGGCAATCTATTCTCCATCTATCCATATGGCTCATCGATGTTTTCTTTAAGCCATGTAAGTCTTGGTGTTATAGAAACAAAAAATGTTCATTCTTTCGGTAATAATTACGGCAAGCTCACCACCCACCGTCAATTAATGGAAGATCACGTGGTGCGTTATTGGCCTGATTTCGAAGATCACTTAAAATATGTTTTTCCGGTGGTATCGATTAAAGCTAAAAGTAAGAATGCCAGCGCTCAACGTACGCCAATTTTTAGGCAGCATGGCAATCTTCTCTCGTTTTATACCGGCAAAATTCAAGGTATTTATACCATTGAAAAAATGGTAAATGATGCACTAGATCAAGCGTAAATGCTCCGGAACAATGGATAATCGCGCATATACTTTTTCGCTTGAAACAGCTCACGAACAATAGCGCCTTCATAATTAATTCCATCGAGCATCTTCTTAATTTGCATGTGCTCGTATTTATTTAATAGGGGTCCGTTGTCTGTATCACTAATATGAACATGGGCAATGTAAGGCCAGTAATGATTTAAAAGTTTCTTGGGACTGTCTCCTTGTAACCATGCATTATTTGTGTCTAGCATTGTTTTAACGTTCTTGAGATTACAGAAATCAATATGATTAACAATCTCGCTGACTGTAAAGAAATAAGATCCTCCATAGCATCTTGCTACAGGTTCAATGCAAAGGATGGCATCGTTCGCTTCCAGCACTGCATCCATGCGCTTTAAAACATTCATCAAGCATGATGGACTCCCCTTGCGCAAATTCGGGCTTCCCAAAACAAAACGTTTGATCCCCATCAGAGAACCAAGGCTAATCACGCGCAATAAATGCTCGGACACAGCAGTCGTGTCTTCAAAGCTTTGCACATTGCTTTGAAAGAATAATGCTTGCGCTGAATACGCCCATAGTCCATAGCGCTCTCTATATTCTTTGGCCATATCTGCGTAGTCTTTGTTTTGAGCAAAAATGCGAGCCGGAATGATTTCCAGTACATTAAAAGCGCCAGCATTAGCGCTCAAAATTTGCTCTTCTTCTTCATCGTTCCAGCCGATAGCACTAATTCCAAGCATTAATAAAAGCCTCCATCTTTTTCATAATTGTTTCCTTGCTAGCAAAATAAGGCCCGTAATTGTATTCAATGCGAGTGCTGCAATCAACTTCTGTTCTGGCCCATGGGAACCATTTGTCAATAATTTCTAATGTTTCGATGGGAGACGAAAACCATTGGTGGTTTCGTCCTTTTTCGCATGCTTCGGTATCTGTCCACAGATCACTTAAGTCGTACCATTGATAACAAGAATTAGCGTTAATTTTCTCTACATTGTGCCGATTCAACAAGTCAAATAAAGCATTCTTTTTAATGCGCCTATGAAACAACGCCGGAAGGCGAATAATGGTAACAATGGCGTCGGGAAATGTTTGCTTCACTAGTAGCTCAAAGATGTAGCGAACAGAGCCATAATCAATAGCATGCAGTTCCGGAAAATCTTGCACGTATTTATAGGTTTGACTATAAATATCAATAGTCGAATAGAGAATAATCTCCTTCGGTTTCCATAGTCTCATCTTTGACAACACGTGGTACATATTGTCAAAATCAGCCATTGGCGCCTGATTTGCCTTCCATTTCTCCGCCGGTAAGCACGCCAGGTAAAGCGTATCAATATCCTCTTTCAACAATGGAGCTAGGTGGATGTTTTCGGAATTGAAACGGCAGTCAAAATCATGGTGCTCACGAAGCACGGTGCCAATCAGGCCAGTGCTGCCCACTAAAACATCCATCTCAAACTGCCACAGTCGGCGCTTGTTGTCGGAAGTATTTTACGCTGCACCGACAGTTTGAACGGCATGCGCAACGCTGCCCAGGAAGCGGCACGCTGCCAATTGGAACCATTCCGCGAGCTGCATAATCTAAGCAGTCTTGACAATGCTTTGCTTGTGAATCAAGCACTCGTCGCATCAAGGAATATCCTTGCTTTTCTTGACGAATACTGGCGCCTTCCCAAAAACTACCTCGCACGCTCTGAGCATACAGCCCGATACGAGCAGCAGCCATGGGATAAGAAACACGCCCATCCAAAAGATCGCGAGCAAAGCCCTGTAAGAAAGCATATTCCAAACGGAGACGTTGCCCGATGCGCCCCCATTCCGTGGCTCCCATTGTTTCCCTGCCACCATTGCCAATGATCGCTGTCTGTACGTGAACAAGCTTAAGAGCTTCTCTTACGCTTCCTTGCCATTGATCGAGCGTAATATCGCCATTGCTAAGCATACGTGTAAAACGCCGTAACTCAGCGCCAAGCTTGTTAATTCGACCATCCACCAATGCTTCCACTGCACGAGCGCTGAGAAAGCGTCCATTGGCGCCGCGATACCGACCACTAATAGGGTCGAAGCGCCAGGATGATTCATCAAAACGAACAATAGTTTCAGAGAATTGAGAGAGATCATTGAGGCTGGACATCCTCTGCCTCCAAGATATCTTTGAAACGCTCAGGCGCTTCTTCTTTCCACTGATTCAATGCAGCAGAAATGTCTTCTTCGTCAATGAGAGAAGCCTCGTCAATATCAGCAAGAATAAGACCACTGGTTTTTAGTGGATCAATCGCATCCTCCTTGAAATATTCGGCGGTAGTTTTCTTGCCCTTGAATGCACCTTCCATAGAGCCATGCTTACGCTTGTATAAGTCTTTGTACTTGCGCGTCACATAAGCTCCTGCAACTGCACTTGGCCATTCTTTGAATTTGGCCTTTGCTGATGCAATTGCCTGCTGGTGTAAGTCTTTGTCCGTAAATTCCACGTCTCCACGGATCTTCTCCAGATCGCGTGGGAGATAAAGACCTGCACTATCTTCAACATCCCTGCTGCCATCCATGGGAAGTGTGCCGTTTTCCTCGTCTAATGGATCACGCCCACCTGGAGGAACAGCAAAACCACCCCGTCCTTGGGTGGAGCCACCCCCACCTTGAGTGGAACCTGCGGCTTGGGGCAGCTCGCGAACAACAGTCGGATCCAAAGTAAGCTCCATTGACCACTCAGAGCCCCCATAACGTGCATCAGCTACTTCCTTGGGACTCAGCACGCCAAGCTGGATGTAACGACCATCCACGGCTGCCACACGCGCACGCACGTCAGCCATTTCACGCTCATTCAATTCAAACAATGGATTGAAGGAGATGCGCCATGACTCAGGCAGTTTTCCTTGTGTCGGACCTTCTTTGCTCAGCATGATGTATTCCATCAGCTTCTTCATTGGCCGCTTGAAATGCACGCTCTGATAATCGGCCAGCGTCTTCGCAAAATCACGTTCTTCGCTGCGACCAGTGGAGCCAAGCCCACCAGGGCTTTCGCCAAACAGCACGGTATGGGGAATTTTGCTAGCGCCAATAATGTCAACGCGCAGCTTCTCCAACACTTCTCCAATGCCGCCAAAGTTACGACTAATAAATTCCAGCTCTTCCTTCTCTGCATCAATCGCATAGCCGCGATAGATGCTCTTGCTCATATCGTTCACTTGCAAACGATCACGAATGGAGCTTTCCTTGCCAGCAGCAAGCATTGCCGCCAAGCCCCTCACCTTGTGAACAAAAATATCAAACTCAGTGAGAAGCGTTGCTGCAGAATTAAGGCCAGTCCAATAATGACGGAAGCTGTCATAAATAGTTTGTAAACTGCTCATACCCCATCCATAATTACGCTGCCTCACGCGATAAGGGAGCCAGTCTCCATCAAAACGCAAAATCCTATCCTTATGAATGTAAGACAGCGTTTGTTCGTTAATTAGATCTCCAGAAATAATCTGATAATACGTGGCTTTTGAATAGTCGTATAAGTTTTCTTCGTTGATAACTGGGGCAATTTGCCATCGATCGAGACATTCAATTTCTTCAATGCGACGGATGTTACGTTTATCGACAGGCATATAAGCGGGACGCCCATCGTCAATAAAGAGCAACAGACAAGCTCCTCCGTAAAGGCGGGAATTTTTTGCTGCAAGATTTAAATTTTCAAGAATATAAAGATCTTCAATTGTTTGCTCAATGCCCTGTACTTCTTCGGCTCTTACGCCTTCACCACCAAACAGCACCTTAAAACCTTTTCGCGTGGCTTGATCTGCATAAATATCGACAATGCGGCGAGGTAACCATTCGCCATAGAGATTTTCAAGATCTTCTTGCGGCAGGAAAACAGTCGCAGTGGTTTTGGTGTACTGGCTCTTGTCGCGGCCAGTTCCCATGCCAATCAGTACGTTCTGAAGGCCATCTGCACGCACTCCACCTGCAGTGGCATGCCCTAAATCAATTGCTTCGCCTTCCATAACCAACGCTAATGGCTAAGTTGTATTGCATTCAGTCTAATTCCTGTATACATTGTCCGTAGAAACTGCACACTATGGACTTCCTGGCGCCTCCACTGACCTTCGCCTTTAGCGCTGATCAGCGGCAACGCGCTCGCACTGAAGCCTTTCGCAGGCAGGCCCTCAATGAGCAGCAATGCAGAAAAAGCCGGAACAATGGTGGGGAAAAAGCGGAAAAAGGCGAACTGGCGCTCCGCTATCACATGCTCGGCGCTGCAGGCGAAATGGCAGTAGCAGTCATGCTCGGTATGGAAGATAAGCTCTATCAAGAAACAGAAGCAAAACGCGGTTCCGCAGATCTTCCTCCCAATATCGATGTTAAAACTCGCTCCCGTCATTATTACGATTTAATAGTGCAGCTTGATGAAAGCCCAGATAAGATATTGGTGCTCGTCACAATTGAAAATCGCATTACGCTCATCCATGGTTGGATACAAGCTGCTGATGCAATGAAGGAACAATGGAAGAAAGATCCAGCAGGAGGACGCCCTGCATATTTTGTTCCTAAAGACGAATTAAAGTCTCTATCTCGATTGAAATACAAGTGAACCTTACTTGCAGCCAATTTGCAAAGCACGCTCTCAAGCTAGAGCTTTATCCGGCACAGGCTCGCATTCTGGATGAATTCTTCCAGCCAGGAAAGTCGCATGCAGTATGGGCATTAGGGCGAAGAAGCGGCAAAACTTTGATGGCTGCCGTGGCATGTCTCTATATGTGCTTCGTTTTAGAAGAGGAATATCGCCGCAAAGTCAGAAAAGGGGAGCGATGGTATGTGGTGACAGTGGCAAACAGCCAGGATCAAGCTCGCATTGCTTTAAACAACATCCGTCAGCTAATCATTGAGAGTCCCTTTGCTCAAGAAATTGTCCGCGAAACCGCCGACATCATTGAGCTGAGCAATAATTGCGTGTTTAAGGCCATCCCCACTTCTGGCCGGGCTGCTCGTGGCCTTGCTTGCGCCGGAGCAGTTTTCGACGAGCTTGCATTTGCCACCGAAGGCGATGCAAACAGTGGAGGCCGTGGCATTTATGACGCATTGTCTCCTGCCATCGCTCAGTTTGGAGGAAAGGGGCGCATCCTTGAACTGTCCTCCCCGTGGCTAACTGACGGTATCTTCTACCAGCATTTCAAAGAAGCATCATCAGGCCGTTTCCCTTTCATGCAGGCAGTGAATCTCCCAACGTGGGAGATGAACCCAAATATTTCGCAAGAGTTTCTTGACACAGAGAGACAGCGTGATCCCGAAAAATTTAAAGTTGAGTATGGAGCCCAATTCGCTAGCAATCTTTCCGCGCTGGTGAATAGTGATGTAATTGATGCCTGTATTGATGATCGCCGTGCAGCACTACCACCACGTCCTGAATTCCAAGGAGCTTACGTCCTTGCCCTTGACCCCGCCCGTGGTGGCGTTGGCCGCGACGACTACACTGCTTGCATTGTTCACTATGAGAACGGCACTTTGGTTGTTGACAAGTTCCATTCTTTCGTTGCTGATTTTGAAATCAACGGACGGATGGAAGTCAATATCAATGCAGTAGAAGATTGGATTAAAGAACAACACCGCCTATATATTTTTGACACCATTGTGATGGACCAGTTCAATAGCGCTGGCACCATTCAAAGCTTGGCCAGTGACCTTCCCATCACAGAACTCACTTGGACCGTCAGTTCAAAAATGAAAGCTTTCAGCAAAATGCGAGAGCTTTTTAATGCAGGGCAAATCAATATCTATCGCCACGAAAAGGCAATCATGCAGCTCAAAAATCTAACTGTGGTCTATAAACCAAGCGGGCAATGGAGTGTGACTGGTGGCAAGGCCACTGGTATTGACGACTTAGCATTTGCCATGGCCGGTGCCATTCTCGCCGCAAGTAAAGATGATGACATTGGCTGGATCGAAAGCCTAATCTCCTAGTATGATTTTCAAACAATAGTTCTGTCATGAAGTGACTTATTGCAAATTAACCATGCAGGAAACGAAGTTTCTTGTTGCATTGCTTGAAAATGCTCCTACTAGCAAGCAAACTTCTCTCCAGCTTCTTGCTGCTGAACACTTATATATTCCTACATTGCTTCCAAAACTCAAGGCTCATGCCAAGCGCCTGAAAGAAGAGGAGCAACTGGAGCGCTCTTGGGAAGCAGACGCCACCACTGATGACTACATGCCAGATCATCATGGCGATGAAAGCTTAAGAGAATATGACGCCTGACTATCGTCGTGTTATGATTTCAAAGCTTTCGCGAAGCACGCTGGCCAGCGTTTTAAAGGACAGTATCGGGGGATGCTGTTCGTTGCCACAATGGAGCAAAGGCCATGGGCCGACCCATGGTTAAAAGCTGTATAACGGCGGATTGAAGCTCCGCTCTCAGTACCTTCGCTCCTCACGCCCTTGTAGCAGAACTGGTTTATGCAACGGCCTTAAAAGCCGTAGGGAACACAGTCTTTCCCATGTGGGTTCAAATCCCACCAAGGGCATCATGCTAAGCTGAAAGGACGTTCGCTCCAGCGATGGAGTGCATGACTCGCACGGTACGGAACGGGACCGCGCATCATCGGGAACCATCATGAACCCCCTCGCTCTCATCAAGCAGCAGCTTGAGAAAGCTGCGCGTCTGCGTGAAGCTCAAATGGCTTCGCTTGTCTATCGTGGCGTTGCCTACGTACCCAAGCCTCACTGGTTCTAAGCATTAAGTAAGGGGCCTCAAGGCCCCTTTTTTGTAGCCTGTGGGATACATTCGTTGTCATTCCAATGCCGCCAGGCATTAGCAACAATTGCAATATTAGTGATCAAATAAGAAGCAAAAATAAGCGTGCGGACAATTGCCACTTTGTCCGCTTCCTTGTCACAATTGCTCTCCTTACTCCCCAGCGCTTTTGCCCACACTCGCCACATTTGCTTCTTGTCGATGAATGTAAGATTTTAGTTCATGAAGATAAGCTCTAAGCATGGCCGCCTTCTCTAAATGCCATGGATCACGATGGACAAAATATAAAGCCATGTGAGCGTCTATAGCTTTAAGAATATTATGAATAGGAGCGTTCCATGGCTCCCTAATGGGAGTGTTGAATGTGCGGCGCTCGTTCATTGGCTTGAAAATAAGCCTTTATATGTTCCAATGCTACAGGAGAAAAATTATTCACTTCCACACACGCATTAAAATAACGCTCGTCTATTTCTCCATTGCCGTTCAACACGCGATGGCAATGTAAATGGCCATGCACATTACCAACATAGCGCTTGCCGTCTAAACCTTCTGGATGCACAGGGATGTGCGTAAAAATAAGCCCATCACGATAGAAGGCACCACGAATGTCCTCAAAATATGGAAGATAATCTTGAATTTTAAAAATATCATGATTTCCGCGAATTAACACTTTATTTCCGTTGAGACGCTCTAACACTTTCAGTCCAGACCGTGGAATAGCCACGTCTCCCAGGATGTAAATTCTGTCCTTTGCATGGACCATTTTGTTCCAACGCTCTACAAGCGTTTCATGCATCTCTTCAATGGAGGAAAATGGTCTTAGCAGCTCACCATCAGGCCGGGAAAAGCTCAGCATCTTGATATGGCCAAGATGCAAGTCTGACGTGACGAACGCGCTCATAACAAGAATTAAAACGAGAGGGCCAGGAATTGCACCTGGCTCTTCTGAGCTATCTGCTCAGCGCTGTCTTAGCCTCCCAGGCCCCATCGAAAAGAGAGGGGGAACTAGCTAACTATATCATGCCCGCCCGTATTGGGGCAGATCATTGTTAGCAGCTTCAAAGAAAGAAGGCATGCGACTGCGAGCCGTATCATTCAGCTCTTCAGCTTTGCCCTTCTCAAACAAGCTATCACTCTGACGCAGCCAGAAATCCTTGTTCAACCACTTATCCGTGCTCGCCTGCAGCGCATCAAAAGCCCACAATACAGTGGCCCGACGCAGTTTATTCAGGCTCTGACCAGCAGTTTCGCCCAGCTCCCGAGCAACAAGACTATGCACGCCAACGTGCGTAATCTCATCCCGACTAATATCAGCCGCCACAGTGCGAATGCCAATATCTCCATTGAAACGGAAAAATGGCAATGCAACGAAGAAAATACTCCGCTCCAAAATGGCAGCTTTCAAAATGGGATGAGCGGGATGCTCCTGCCATGCCTTGAGGATGTTTGCCACTTCCTTTTCAGCTTTCTCATTGGTGCCGTGGGCAGCCGTCACATAATTCAGTGCCTCGTCATGCCGCTGCTCATCGTCTTGGTTATGACGCAGCGCTTCAATAACGCCAGGCGTGGAAGGAAGATCACGCTGCAGCCCCTGCTCCAAGAAGTCCTTCACGGGCAGTTCCAAATGACGCAGAGCCAGCAAATTGTAAATCGTGTCCTCGCCACCTTCTTTTAGCTTGCCCTTGCTAACAGGCACCGCCTGCCAAGGCCGTTTCTTGGCGATCATCGACAGATAGGGGCTCTTCACGGTCATGGTCGTAGTATCATTCGGTGGTGTGTGAGGAGAAAGGGGGCTTAAAGCCCCCTTCTTTTTTATTCAGCGCAAGCAGCGCAAAAGCCAGCCTCTAAATTGCAAGACGCAGAAGATTCATCAGCTTCAGACTCTTCGTCTAAGCCAAACATGCTCTTAAAATCGTCGTCCAATGCAGCGTATGCATCGTCCTTGCGCTGAGTATCAGGCAGGACTTGCAGGCTGTAATAGAGGCTCGTCTGTGAAGATTCTAGCCAATCACGAAGGAATGCTTCGTCGTAAATGACCATATCACTCCATGAATTAAACGAATAACCATGGAAAAGCCCAGTGCGTTGATAAAGCGAAACAATGCCATCAGCAACGCGCTTATAGTTCGCCCAGCCAACTTCAGCAGCAATTTCCACATCGCCATAATCAAAGCTTTCCACGCCAAACGTGCCGCTGTCACGATCAACAATGCGGCCAATGGGAGGGGCAATTTCAGGAGCAGTGGTAAAGCCGCGAGTATCGAGATAGCGATAGGAGCACGATGCAGTGGGGGCAATACAGAACGCACGCTCCATGCCATGCTCGCGGGCAATTTCAGCAGCTTTCTGAATACCCTGATCCATTTGCCACACCGCTTCACCAGCTACGGTGTCTTTCCATTGTTCAAACCATGCACGAGGATCCTCAGCAAGGAATGCATTCAATGCATAGCCAAAATCTTCGTAGCTAATGCCATGGATGGCCAGGAAATTAGCCAGGCCGAGCACGCCCAGACCAATTTGTTTGTCAATGGTGGGAGAAAGATATTCTCCAGTGTCACCAACGCCAGTAGAAGGATGAAGCTCGCAAAGTTGCGTCATGCCTTCAACGAAAGCACCTTGCAAATTTTCAAAACTACAGGCGCCAAGATTGACGTGCTGCAGCAAACAAGTGCCGCGATGTGGAAGATAAACTTCTAAACATACATTCGCCCGAATGCGTTCGCCTTTTGCATTGAAACGAATTTTGTTCAACCAAATATCACCATTGCCAATTCCTTTCAGCAATGCATCAATAAATTCTTGAGAACTATTCTCAATAAACTTCTCATCTACATTGATGCAACGCTTCACCCAAGGCAGTTCACTGCGTGATGCATTAATAAATTCCAGCGCATCAGGGCAGTCATAGTCAAGATGCAGCACTATCGCACCATTTTTGTATACACCGCCCCTTCTCAAGATTTCATTAAGCGTGGAATAAATCTTGCCAAAACTTACTGGTCCGCTTGCCACCAAGCCTTTGCCATTTTCAGCATTCCTCGGACGCAAAGAAGACAAATGAACAGCGACCCCCGCACCATTGCGCAAGCCGTGGCTAACAAACCGCCAAGATGCTTCAATGCCATCTGGCCCCTCCATTGAATCTTCTACGTTGAAAACCGTGCAACTAACAGGCAGGCGACTTTCGGAATTATCCAGCCAGTCTTGAACCCTTCCCGTGCGTGCAATTGGCTCACATTTTGCCTTGTCCTTAAGTCCCATGAGACAACAAAAGGGGGCGCTGCCCCCTGGCGATTAACTTAGGAAGGCTAGCGCAAATGCCATTATCCACATGCTTCTTAATGCAAATAACAGAGCCTGATGGCATGCCAAGTGCCAGCTAATAATGCAGCACCAAGCAGGCCCGACCATAGCGCCACACGCAGCTCATGCTCGCGGATGGAACGATGGACAAAAGCTTTCATTTCTTCTTCAGTCATTAGTCGCAAGGATTTTCAGCATCTTCCATGGAGAGACGGTCTTTAATGAAGAGCTTCGCCTCGTTCAAACTCCGAAAGTAATGAGGAGCCCCGTCTATCGCTGCAAACCATTGAAATTCTGGCCTGCTGAAACAGGGCCAAAGCTTGTAGGGACCATAGTTAAATGGCTGACGTTCTGGCAGACCGAACATAACAATAGTTCGTAGTTTTACCACGCTAGTTCTTATTACAAACTCTACATGCATTATTTAATACATTCTTCAGCAAACGACCATGATTTCCATGAATGCTTAAAAGATTGTGAAGATTTTTAAGGTTTTGTATCGCCATGATACGAAAAAAGCCACGTTTGAGCCACAGGCCGAGATACGATAGCCGTAGGCAAGGTGCCGTCAAAAATCACTCAGCTCCTTGCTTAGCCCCTCCCGAGCGTCTCTAGCTAGTGAAGCGCCCCAAGCGCGGAACGATAAACAAAAAAGCTAGATAAGCCCCGACGCTCTCCTCCGCGCAGTCCCCCCAAAGGGACGGAGCTTTCACAACGAGGGGCGAAATACAAAAAAGGCTGACTCAGTTCCTAAGTAATGAGTCGCCAAAAATGTGCTTGGTGCCAGACAGGGCTTAAAAATTGCTTTTTCTATCTTTAAAAGCTTGAACGGCGGCCTTTGAGGGCCGCCTTCTTGCTAAAAACGATGGAAAGGAAAATGCGCGATTTTGTGCGTCATTACGACGGCTTGGGGCCGTCTCCATTAGTCTTGCCTATTGCTAGAAACGCTTCAAGCGGCGCCTACGGCTTGCTTTCAGCGTATGGCAACTAGCTTTTTGCTGGCTATATTCCATGGAGCATTTTTAAATTTATGGCAGCAATCAAGGCTTGTTCCATATGTCGCACTTTTCAGTCCTTTAATGCTTTTTATAAAGTCAAATCTAATAAAGACGGGCGAATGAATTGGTGTTCAACTTGCGATAAAACAAGAACTCATAACTACCGTGAGGCAAATCGAGAAAAAGAACGCATTCGCAATCGTGACTATGGCAAACGCAAAGCTCATATGATTCGCGCAAGAGTAAAACGTTGGCGTAAAGAAAACCCTGGCAAGGCTCGTGCTATAAAACGCATGAGAGAAGCACAAAAAATTAATGCTTGTCCTCCATGGGCACAAAAAGGTATTGTTCGCAAAGAGATACAAGCTCACTACCTTCATGCAGAATGGCTAGAAAAAATTATTGAAACACCATTTCACGTGGACCATATTGTTCCTTTGCAAAACGATTTTGTATGCGGCTTGCATGTACCAGCAAACTTAATGGTCCTAGAGGCTTCTCAGAATATTGAAAAGAATGCATATTGGTGGCCAGAACAACTTGACTGTCAACGTGGACAAGGACGTTCTCATGCTTGGTGGCGCGAAATGAAAGCCAATGAGCATTTATGTAATTGGTGAGTATTTATACTTAGAAGTCGAATTTTCCAGGTGAAAAATAGCGCCACTTTTTTTGGTGTATACCGCCGCCCCAAAACCGCAGGCGTAGCTTCTACTGCTCCAGGCTAGGCTAGATCGGCGCAAATGTCAAGCGTTTGTCACAATACGTTACACGGCGGATTGTTGCAAAAGTTAATCCCGAGTTGGGAGGTCGGGATTAGTTTTCCACAGCCCTGTGGAGAAAGTTAATCCCTCATCCCTACAGGACAGCTAGTCCGGGACTGGCCGCCAGCACTTCCTAGGATCGGCATCCTGACGCTAGAAAGGCCCGGCATGATGAAACATACCGGGCTAGGTTTTGGCCGCTTGTGGGAGCTTGTGGGGGCCTCTTAGGGTTCTTGATTCTCAGTCATAAGATCTAGGATCTGCTGCTTAAGCTCAGCAATGGAACATTCACGCTCGAAACTGTAGGCATCTTCCTGAGAGATTTCTAGCATGTTCAGAAAGTCGCAGGCCTCATCAAACGTGGCGAATGTTTCGGCGTTGAAAGTTTGGCCGTATTCTGTGGTTGTGATGTGGAACATTGTGCAATTGTGAGAGGGTAAACAATGGGGCCGCAATTGCGGCCCTGCAGGCTACATACAGAAGGCTGATTTTTCGGCGTCAGTGTAGGCGATGCCGTGGGGTAGCTTGAAGCGTAGGCCGATGATGTGGCCGCCAGTAGGATCAGAAGGCCTGAAGTCGGTCAAGTCACCATCACAAACAGGCAAGAAAGTGAGGCTATTGCCGCCTACAATTGTGCTCACTTCTGCCAATGTAGGCAAATCTTGCCCCTTCTTTAGATTGAACGCAGCGGCGACATTCACGCCATTCTTTAATGCATCGCGGCAGATTGCAAGATTCGCAGTATTCTGCCAGCCATCAAACGATGCGGTGAGATGGTAGCCAATCCGGCGACATTCTGCCCAATTGCGTT